GTCTGGTTAGCACACAGTACTTGCAGTTTGTTCAGGGTCAGTTTGTTCTGACGAACAAAGTGCAGGATCTCAGCTTGCTGAGGCGACAACTTGAAGCGGGGTTTAGTAACGCCCATCTCTTGAAGTGCCTTGTTGATGCTGGTAGTCGATACGTTGTACAGACCTCCCAGTATTTCCTGGGTGTAGAAGTCCTGCTTATACAGAGCAGAGACCTCAAGTTTTTGCGTGTAAGACAGGCATTCTACGGACATAGGTAAACTCACTTAATGTATCGGGTTTATATAGTAGGAATGCACGAATTTCGTGCAGTTAGTATATCGGTAAGAAGTTTTGGAGAAGTTCTATAGAAGTCTGAAGAACTTCTATTGCTGCAGGAGGAGTAGTGCGCGGAGTTCTTGGGTGACTGACTCAGGTTGTGGGTGCCAACCGAACCCCGGATCAAAAAAGACCATGCGAAAAGCTACCCAATTGTGTTTGGTGCCCACAATGGGATGTTGAATACAAAGCATGAAGTCGCCTATTGCAGAGACTCCATCAAAAGTACTTAAAGAAGTCCCTTTGTATGACAACACCCCATCACGGAATAGATAGCGACTGATCATGACTGTCCTCCAGGGTGTGCCTGTAACAAGGCCAGTAGTTGGTAGTGCTTAAGTAGTTCTGGATTCTCCAAGGGGTCACCCCAGCAGCCATGACAGCGGTATAACTGTCCTTCAGTGAAGTAGCCATAAAGGAGAATATCCCCATCTTCAGCCAATCGACTGGCATCTCCAGCACCCCACTCGTAGTGGGAATAGATCAGTTCATCTCCTCTGAATAAGTGTGATGCACCCATGACTGTCTCTGCTCTATCAACTGAAGATGGCTGAGACAAAATAAAGCCCCACTCCCGAAGGAGTGAGGCAAGGTCCCAATTCACTTAGTGCCCGGAGGGCACCTGTTTAACTGAGGGCGTAGTTTGAGTTGCGGATCAACTGAGACAGGTTGTTGCTCAGCTTAGTGAAGTGGCCTGGCATGCCATGGATCTGGCTCAATACATGATCCAGAATCACTGAGTCTGCGAGTTCAGCCAGGATCTCCTTGTACCAATGGCGTACCCAGTTGACGTTGTTAGCGTGTGCTGCAAACGAGTCGTGGATAGTCACCAGAGGGAAAGGCTTGTAAGCCTGCATGGTGTTGGTCAGTGCCTTGAGTGCACGTAGGTGAGCGTCAGATAGCTGGCTCACGTTCTGTGCATTCAGGTGCGGCAGGATGACCACTGAAGCCATACCACTGGCTTCATACAGGTCGACGTAGTACTGCACATCTTCGTTGTCACTGAACTTGCGCATCTCACCCAAGCTACGGGCCAGCAGCTCAGTTTCAAACACACCATCAGCAATCACGGTGGTGCTGTTGTGGTGGTTACAGCGACGGGTCATTTCACGCAGGATGAATCCATCGATCGAGTGGATGACATTGGCCACATTGCTGAGACCTTTCTCACTGCCTTCGTTGGTGTAGTACTGGTACGTCATAGACGCATGATCCAGTTCATCCACCTCGATACGGCACTCGTTCATCTGCATGACCTTGACCTTGGCATTGAAGCCATCAGGCAGTTGCCATTCATGGTTCAAGGCAAAGGACTGCCAGCTGTCCAGTAGGTCCTGAAGCAGCTCACAGGCTCCTGGTGCGATGATCTGCATGGCTTGATAGAACGCAGCCAGTGCAGGTGTATCTTCGCCAAAGATGGCCTTAGGCTCAGCCTTGCTTCCATAAAGAACCGTCATAACAGACTGCTTTACATCAGCACGCGGCACTTCAACCGCTTCACCCAAGATACCGGCCATTACACCAGTGGTTTCGGTGTAGGCATCAGCACGGCGTTCTGGGTCAACCATGCCAGTGGCAGTAGCACCACTGACACAGCCGGTGATAGCACTCATGATCTGCATGCCTGAGCACACAGCATCCATGGCCACAAGGTGACCAGTAGGCTGATGGTTCTGAGCTTTACGGATGGCCTGGGTGGCCTTGATGAATAGCGGCTTTACGGTAGCCTGGTCAACGATGTCTTCCAAACGATCAAGGTTGCTGGTAGCCCACTCGATACGCTGTTCAAACAGGAGCTTGTCCAGATCAAATGCGTTGGCGCAGTCAATCAACAGATACTGAAATCCGGTATAGGTATTCATGTGGGTTATTCCTTAGGAGGTAGGGATCAGCAGGGCCATAGCCCGGTATTCAGGTGGAACACCTTCAGGCTTGATTTCCAGCCAGCCCTCTGAGCTAGGGGAGAACACACAGAAGGTTGTTACGCCAGTGGGCAAGAACACTATATAGGCGTAGCTTTTAGCAATGGCACTCTTGTTAGGCAGTCGCTGAACCGGACGCATAGGCTTATCTGGTTCAAACAGGTAGATGGGCATGGTTCACCTATTGGTTATTTGGTATCTCCTTGGCAGAGAAGTAGGTTTATTGCCCGGTACACGGCAGGCACATCGTATGCAGGTATTAGTCTTGCGACAGCACTGCTAGGCGGTTGGTATGTCCACCAATTATTTTGAGCGCTGTAGACGTAGCACTCCCCTTTTGTGGAGGGGTAGTACGTATTCTCAAGGTACAGCTCATCGTTCTTATAGACGCGGTACATGGCTATTCTCCATAGTCACCTCGGTAGATGAGTAGGTGCAGGGCACGTATGTCGGGAGGTACATCCTCCAACCGTTTAATGGTTTCTGTTACTCGGAAGCCTGGGCCAAGGCGGTACCACGGAAGGATGAATTGCATGTGGATGGAGTAGCAGAAGTAAACCGCTGCTTTGTTTTCTGCGCAGGTAAAAGCGATTTCCCTGAACGTACCTACAAAGTGTTTGAGCTCATCACCCTCGTACCAATACAGGTACTCGATACTGCTCATAACAGCAGCAGGGCCAAGGCCCTGACTTCTGGAGGCATCATTTCAGGTGATACTGTGAACAGATAGTCAGGGCCATCACTGGGTTGATAGAGGCCTCCTTTCGGGTTTTTGCTGGTGTACCAACGTTCACCAACAACCAGATTCCAAATGGGTTCTGTTGCAGGCTCTGACCACCCTCCAAGGAACTCGTCCACAGCACCTGAACTATCAAACACTCGGCCAGTCAGGTGCCCGTCTTCTGTCCAGATGACCAGTTCTTTACGCTTCATACACCCTCCACGATCTCTTCATCTGCCAGCTCAAGGGCTGCCTTCTGAAAGGCAGTACCTTGCGTGTTGATGTGATAGCCAACCGAGTACAGACGACCGCGGCAATCCACCTTGTGGGTGAGGTGTATACGGTTGCCCTGGTTGACCAGAAGGATCATCAGCTCATTGGCTTGGGTCTTGAACTGGTGCCACTGCTCCAGCTGCTCACCGGTGGTAAGCACCTCTTTAGGTTCCATCTCACAGGACTTCAGGAAGTCCAGAGACAGGCTAAGAGGGATCTGGTTTTGCAGGTTGATAACGTCCAGACAGACATCACCATCGTGGTGATTCCCTTTACCCAAGATCAACGAATCGTTGTGGGTCAGGTAGCCACTCTGGTGGTTGTTGGTGACCAGTTCAGGCACACAGACAAGTGGAGGCAAGAACGTCGCATTATAGATAAAGCCCCTCACCTCCTCACTGAAGTGGAGGTTCGACACCAGCATCAGCGAGGCCTGACGGTCTGCTTTGTTGATGTCAAAGGCATCTGTCTGACACAGCACAGCGAGCATTTCAGCAATGGTAGTTAGGGCTTCTGGCTTATCACTGAAGCGCAGGCGTCCCGCCAGCTGGGCGGATACAGAAGTCAGTAACTCTTCCTTCTGGCAGTAGCCACACTGCAAGAATATCTGAAGAACAAGGTCTGCAATATCCAACAGCTCAAGCTGTGCGAGTCGTGCATTCTTACTGGCGTAATACTCTTGGCTACGCCATTCATTGATGAGCTCAACACCCATGGCCAGCATGGCTGCATTGTCTTGATGCTCCAGCAGCTCACGCTTCAAGTAGCCATCTACGTGCTTACGGTTGAAACGGTATTCATTGGCCAACTGAATATCAGTAGGCAGCATGCGTACGGGAGCATTCATGGGTGTTCTCCTAATTGTGAAGTAGGGCTATGGCTCTGAGTTCTACGGGTATTTCTGATTCATGGATAAAAGACCAGCGGTTTATAAGTTCTCGGCCAGGTTCATGCCTGTACGAGTACCAGTTCTTACCATCAGGTTTGTAAAGGTATGTCTGTGCGTTTGATGTGGAAATGCGAAGTGCAGCTGAATAGGCAGCGGATATGTATTTGCCATGGAGCTCAATGGGGAACAGTTGTCGGGAGTTCATGTGAACTGCCAGTACTAGATAAGTCATGCTGGCTTCCTTACTGAATGCCGGGCATAGGCCCACGTCATCCCAAAGCGGGACGCTTCTGCCTATCTCACTGAAATGAATGAGCCCCTTAATCGGGGCTCTGGTTAACCTGGTTCTGCATACCCTGTCACACCGCCTACAGAGGCTATGTAAGCGTCCAGTACCTCAAGTGGTACATACCCATAGACTGTTTCAGTGGGCCTATTAGAATCTTCGCAATAGGGCATCAGAGCCTCTATTACTTCAGAGGGGTAGCCCACTTCAAACTTACTGTACTGTACTGTGCGTAAGGAAGGATCTCTCTTGGGTAGCAGTAAGCGTACTGACTGGCTTGGATACTGAGACTTACCCCATTGGCCAGCAGCAGACGTTTTGCTTGCCTGAAACGAAAGTCTTCATCAAATTCAAAGACACTTTCTTGCATCCACTGAGTGAAGTGTTTGGTCAGTACAGCAACTTGCTGGTTCATGGTTTCTTCCTTATTTGAAGGGGAATGGATCAGGTGCGTACGTGGGTTCATGTGCCTTCATGAACGCATTCACTTCAGCATCAAGACGGCCCCAGTAAGCATTTAGTTTAGGCTCTACAACACAGAGTGCATAGCCTGCTGCACTGGCTTCGCGCAGTGTCTGGTCAGGTTGAAAGCCCATGCTCCAGCCATCCAAGAGGATGCTATTCAGCTTGGTATGGCGTGTGTATACGTTGGGAGATTCCATGGTTTCTTCCTTGTGAATAAATAACCCCACACCCGAATGGGTGCAGGGAAAGAGGCTTAGAAGCCTACTGAAGAGACTTCTTTATCTGCCATTTGGAAATCGATGATCAGGGCATCACGCAATGCCTCCAGACCGCCTTCTTGGTTCAGACGCTCAATCATCTTGGCATCGAACTGCTTGCTGTCTTTCAGGGGGATCGAACCCAACTTGCGCTTACCGCCTTCAGGCGTAGGCACATAGATATTGATGAAAGCCTGAGCCTTCCAGCTGTCATTCTGCTGAGCGGCATTGGTGTTCTGGTTACGCTGTACGCCGGTGTTAAAAGACATGGGTGTATCTCCAGTAGTTTTGGCCAAACGAGTCATTCGCTTGTAGCCTTGTATTTGGCGCGTAGCGCCGCCTCTGATCTTTGGTAACTGACTGACTGGCTTTAAAGGGTGTACGCGATAGAGAGGGCACAGCGCTTTTGACTGTGTGCTTTTAAAAGAACAAACCCCTTCCGAAGAAGGGGTTGTTACCAGAATTCCACTGGCTTGGCTGGTTAGGCAGTAGGGTCGCAGTGGATTACCAATCCACCGGTGCTTGATCAAAGCCGTAGTACTAAGCAGGGATCAATCTGCGAAGAGGAAACAAGGGGCTCTGTTGCTCTTGCCCTTGCTCCTATCTTTGAGCCGTAGGCTCGCCTTTAGCTTGTGTGCTTTTAAAAACAAAACCACCCGAAGGTGGTTAGTGTTAGTTATTCCAGATATCTGGATGTGCCTTAGGGCACTGGATGTTGGTTTTATGTTGAGAACCTACATTGCCCGATTCCGGGTAGTACTCATGCACAGCAATGCCCAACTCTCGGCACAGCAGCAGGCCTTTTTTAAAGTCCTGAGAACCCCTGTTGAGTAGGTACTCAACTTCCTTTTCAACGAGTACGTCGATCTCACCTTCTAAGGTGTACTCGGCTGGAAACAGTGAATCAGGTACATGGATGACTACGCGCATACGAAGTTCCTTATGTAATAAAGCAAAGGGGAGCAAAGCTCCCCCATTTTCAGACACGCACACAGCGGCCTGTGGTCATTGCATGAGCCTTCGCAGCAGCCATTAGCTGCTTGCGTGAGGCGGTTGGAGCAACAACAACCATCTCGGACTTCTCTGCCAGTTGGGCATTGAGGGCCATTATCTCACTGATGAAGTTATCTTCACCGTGACTGAATTGGGCAACATCCTCACGGAGTTGCTCAACAACAGCCATGAGACGGGTTACTTCAACTTGCAGCTCGGCTTTAGTGGCCATGAGGCGACTCCTAATGAGAGGGCAAGAGCGCCCTGACTTTGCAACGTAGTTGCGCTCTTAAAAGCAATAAGGCCACCCCTAAGGATGGCCATGGATCACCGCTTCCACATCTCACGATGCAGTCGCTGTTTGCACATACGCCGACTAAGTGTCGGCATATCCTCAATGTCCCACATGACGCTTACATACGCGTCAGCACACCCTCTTGCAGCCGGTGCAACACGCTTGATCATCGGCACGATGAGCAAAGCGAAGTAGATACGGTATATAGCGGTCATACGGTCTTCCTTGATAAGTGTAGAGCCACTGAATAGTGGCCCTAGGTTAGTTCAGGTAAAGGAAGCGCCATTGGCCATTGGCCTTGATGGTGCTATCTGGGATACCAAGACCTTTAGATAAGACCTGGTTAATACAGACTTGGAAAGAGCTGCCACGGATAACAGTCATACGACTGTTTCCTTGCATACACCAAAGCCCAATGAGGCATACCAATTTTCAGCAGCAGTAACACTGCTGTTGTCTTCAAACACTTCAACGAAGAGGATTTCATCCTCGTTGAATACAGTAATCATTAAGGCTGCCTCATCCATTGGGACGAACACGCGGTCTTTAACATTCATGCAGACACCTCATTCTTGAGTTATAGACAGAGAGCTCTGTCACTGCCTTTGCAACGTAGTTGCATACAATGTATCGGGTGAGTATCGGTATGATGAATGTAGGAAAAGGAGTGAAGGAACACACACTGAACACATAGGATAAGGAGTAACTGAGGTACTGCCTGTGTACCTGCAGTACTGCCTCAGGGTGTGTTCTTATCTCTGTCTATCTAAGAACTGACTATCTCTGTTCTTGTTGTGTGCACTTATGTGTGCTTAGTTTTAAAGCCACCCCGAAGGGTGGCTAGGTGTTAGAGGGACTCGAGAGCTTTGAGCTCTTTGGCGGACTCGATGCGAGCCTCCTTGATTAAGGAGTCGATAGACTCCTCTGCGTACTGGCCGACCTTGGCGTAGACGCCGACGTAGTGGCTGGTACCGCTGATGAACTGGCTGAGGATGGCCCAGATATCATTCCATGTTTGTTTCATGTTGCGTACTCCGTACCGGCACCGGGGTGGTGCCTCTGTATTTGCGCCGTAGGCGCTGTGTGAGGGGGGGGTTGTTGATTTTGATTGTGCCCCTCAGTAAGTAATGAACTCGTACCCATTTTATAAAATTCCAAAAAACCTGCATCTCAAAATAATAAAATTTCAGAGTTCCACACTCTTCATACTATATTCACCCGATACACTAAGTACCGGACTTGAATATGACTGCACTCACTGTTGAAGAGTTGAAAGCTGCTTTACCTGACCGGGTGAAGAAGAGTCTGAACCAGGAGTTGATTGACCAGATCAATCTGACTCTGGCTGAACCTGAACTGTACGAGGCTTACCGGGATAACCTGTTGAGTTATACCAAGGTGATGGCTGACGGTAAGTTCAAGATTCCTAACTACATTGATGCAGTGAAGTACGTCAGTCATAAGCTGATGGGCTGTACCAATATCGATGCTTACAGCAAGACCTTCCCTGGGAAGATTGCTCGGTTCACTGCTCAGGGGGTTTCAGGTAAAGACATAGCGTCGTATGTAACAGCATATAACAAGAGCAAGTTAGTGAACTTGATCTTTGAGCAGACGCTGATTCCTCACTATGTGTTGAACCAGGACTTGTACCAGAAGGCGTTGAATGTGCAGGCCGAACTTATGGTGTCGGCTAATAGTGAGAAGGTGCGTAGTGATGCGGCCAATAGTTTGCTCACGCACTTGAAGATGCCTGAGACCCAGAAGGTTGAGTTGAATATCGGGGTGAAGGAAGACAGTTCTATTGGTGCGCTGCGCGAAGCAACCATGGCCTTGGCCCGTGAGCAAAGAATGATGATGGAGTCCGGTGCAATGAATGCGCAACAGGTGGCACATAGCAAGATCATTGAAGGGGAGCGTATTGCATGAAGTCAGTAACTGAAGTGTTGTTTAACTGGATTAGGGGCCGTCAGGATAATCGGGGCTTTTATGAAAAGAAGCCTTGGTGGGAAAGGGTGATCCTGCAAACAGTGTGCTCGCGCTTAGTAGTGATCGAGCACTTTCACCGTAAGGTGGATTTCTACAAGAGAGAAGTGCGCGACCTGGAGCTTAGATTGAAGAGGGTGCTTGAGGCGGCTGCACTTGCGGCACCTGAAGAAACTGCAGGCCTGGCGCGGAGAAAGCCATGAAGACTTGGTTCTACGCCTACAAGGCAACCGGTGGGGTTGCGCAAGTACTAGCTTTGGCCAGTGGGCCGGAGCATCTGTGGATGATGGGCACACGCAGGCCTCGACTGGGTAATGGCTATGGCTTCTTTGAGGGTGCTGCTGCGGCCTCGGCATTCATTGACCGGGGGTTTACCCATGAGGCTTGAGTATGTGGTGTTAGCTTTACTGGCTTGGGTTGTGAACCCGGCCCTGCCAGAGCTGAGGGTGGCGGCTCGTTCCCCGTACCAGGTGTTGGTGCGCTTACCTAAGGGGGATAAATGGTCGATCATATAGCCGAAGTACTGGCTCCATGGAAGGTAGAAGATTATCTCAATAACACTAAGTACTCAGTTGATCCTGGCTATGTGCCTAGCGACTTTGCCCTGGAGTTCGTCACGTTCATCAAGCTGGTGAATGGGGCAAAGGGGGAGGAAAACCTAACCCCCCTTGTGCACTACAAGATGTTGGACACAATCACTGAAGGTGGGCGGCGGGTGATCAACCTGTGCCACCGGGGTATCGCTAAGACTACGGTGATGGGTGAGTACCTGTTCTTGTACATCGCCACCTATGGGGAGATCCCTGGGTTTGGCATGGTCAACCTAGCCTTGTATGTGTCGGACTCCATTGAGAACGGCGTGAAGAACATGCGTAAGAACTTGGAGTTCCGTTATGAAAACTCTGAGTTCTTAAAAGAGTACGTGCCGCGCAAGCACTTCACGGATATTCGTTGGGAGTTTGAGAACGCTGACGGCAAGATGTTTATTGTCAAAGGCTATGGCGCGAAGACGGGTGTGCGGGGTGCTAAAGAGATGGGGCAACGGCCCGAGCTGGCAGTGCTCGATGACTTGTTCAGTGATGATGATGCGCGCTCGCCTACAGTAATCGCTGCGGTAGAGGCCACTGTGTACAAGGCAGTGACCTATGCCCTGCACCCTACTGCCAACATGATCATCTGGTCGGGTACCCCCTTTAACGCCAAGGACCCTTTGTATAAGGCGGTGGAGTCGGGGGCCTGGCAGGTCAACGTGTTCCCGGTGTGTGAGCAGTTCCCCTGTAGCAAGGAGGACTTCCGGGGTAGCTGGCCTGATCGATTCCCCTATGAGTACGTGAAACAGCAGTACGATATGGCTATGCAGCTGGGTATGGTCGAGACCTTTAACCAGGAGCTCATGCTACGGATCATGAGTGAAGACGATCGCGTGATCATGGATCACGACATTGGCTGGTACAAGATCGATGCGGTCCTGCGTAACAAGGGCCTGTTCAACTTCTATATCACCACTGACTTTGCTACGAGTGAGAAGCAGAGCGCTGACTACAGCGTGATCAGTGTGTGGGCCTACAACAATGTGGGTGATTGGCTGTGGGTGGATGGGGTGTGCAAGCGCCAGCTGATGAACAAGAACATTGATGATCTCTTTAGGCTGGCTCAGATGTACAAGCCCCAGCAGGTAGGTGTTGAGGTGACTGGGCAGCAGGGTGGGTTTATCAGCTGGATCATGGATCAGATGTTGCAACGCAATATCTACTTCCCGCTGGCCAGTGAGGGTAACGACACCCGACCCGGTATCCGACCTAACACCAACAAGATGGTGCGGTTCCAAACCATGGTGCCGTTGTTCAAGGCCCGCAAGATATTCTTCCCTGTGGAGAAGAAGCTGAGTGTTGAGTTGGCAGAAGCGGTGAATGAACTGAGCCTGGTAGCCCTGAGTGGGTTTCGCAGCAAGCATGACGACTTCATTGATACCATCTCTATGTTGTCCTCGCTCCACCCTTGGAAGCCTTCGGAAGTGGGTACGTTTAAAGCGTCCACCGGTAATGACGGAATGTGGGACTTGGATGTTGACGATGAACCTGAAGACCGCATGGCTTCCTATATTGTTTGAGGGCAAGTGAATGACGTTACAAGAAATCTTTGACCAGCTGAGCTACGGCGAGTTGTCCCAGATCAGCATGGGTGGTTCGGGTGATGCTGGTATCAATGAGGCCAACTGGGAGCGCGTGCTGGCCTCGGTGAACCTGGGTCTGACTGAGTTGCACAAACGCTTCCTGCTGAAAGAGGGGCGTATCGACATCCAGCTGGAGCCAGGCAAGAACACCTATGTGCTGGACAAAAAGTACGCACAGAACAACCGGGAATCCTTTGGGGTAACCAAGTACCTGCTGGATAGCCCAGATGCGGTGTTTGAGAACAACGTACTCAAGATTGAACGTGTTTACGATGACCTGGGTAATGAGCTGGGGCTGAACCAGGGCGGTGACTCGTATGACTTGCTGCTCACCAGCTGCCGTACGCCTAGTTACAACACCTTGGTGTTGCCGGTGGATCTCAAGAGCGAGAAGGTCACTGTGGTGTATCGAGAGAATCATCCGATCATCTTGAAAGAGCAGGGCTACTTTGCTTTGGATGAGGTGGAAGTAACTCTGCCGTACAGTCACTTGGAAGCACTGCTGCTCTATGTGGCCAGCCGGATCATGAACCCTATCGGTGTGTCGGGCTCACAGGGCCAGTTCCATGAGGGCAATAACTATGCGGCTAAGTTTGAAGCCGCGTGTTCCCGATTGGAACAGACCAACTTGCGAATAGATCAGAGCGAGCGCAATAGCCGATTGGAACGTAACGGCTGGGTATAAAAGCAGAAGGGGGCTGGCCTGGTGGCAGGCCCTCGGCTATCCTCTCGTTTTACCTTAGGGATAGCGATATGAAACAAGCATGGGTAGGGTTGTTAGCAGGAGCTGTACTGAGTGGGTGTGCTAGCACCCCTACACCTGTTATGAGTGAACGGGAGTATGAGGAATTTACCCGGTTCTGGGTTGCGGCAAATCAATGTAATAGACAAGGTTGGATGGACCCTACAATTGCTGCTTACGGTCAAAAGAGGATTCGCCAAGCGTTAAGTGGCTTCACTTACGACAGTGCTAGATTGGATGCCGATGTAAACAAGTTGAATAGGGAGCACACCTATAGTGCTGAGGACTGCCGAGAAGTTGAGTCTGTGTTTGCAGGCTTGCGTGATGAGTACGATAGAAACTCTCGAGATACTGCAGGCAACAAGAACCAATACACCTCCTGTTTCTCAGGAGCATTAGGTACTAACTGTGTTTCTTACTGAATAAGAAAAGCCCCAATTAAGGGGCTTTTTTATTGCGGCACAGTGGCGTTATCCCAACGTATTAGTGCATATCAGGTTGCCGTAGCCTGACCCGGAGATAAGGACCACCTCACATTCGTAGAGCTGCTTCCACTATTACACCCCTCACTGAATTAACCAACTTTAATGTTATGTGTGTTCCTAACTTGGATTGTTTACTATTAGGCCATTCATCATGGCCTGAGTTAAACGAATGTCCGATATTCCTAAAGAGCTGAATCAGGAAGTAAAGAAGCTCACTAGCTGGAAGAAGGAGCCTACACTTTTACAGTTGAAGCAGGATCTAACCGATGCTTCCGCTGATCACCAGGAACATAAGACTTCAGTAGAAGGTTGGTTGGATAACTTAAATGTTACTGGCCAGGCTAAGGTGAACACACCTAAAGGCAGCTCCAAGATAGTACCTAAGCTAATCCGCAAACAAGCGGAGTGGCGGTACGCTGCACTCAGTGAGCCCTTCCTGAGTACAGAAGACTTGTTCAATGTCTCGCCTACTACGTGGGAAGACAAAGAAGCTGCTGTACAAAACCAGCTAGTTCTTAATCACCAGTTCAACAACAAGATGGACAAGGTGGCGTTCATTGACGAGTACGTACGTACTGCAGTTGATGAGGGCACGGTGATTGTACGTGTGGGCTGGGAGTTTGAAGAGGAGACAGTGGAAGTTGAAGTCCCTGATGTGGAGTTCACTGTTAATCCTGCAATGGCACCCATGCACGAACAGCTGGCTCAGATGAAGCAGGAGAACCCTGAGCAGTACAGTCAGGAAGTTCCACCTGAAATGCAGCAAGCCCATGACTTAACCATGCAACATGGACAGCCGGTTGAGGCAACGGTCATTGGTTACAAGAAAGAGAAGCAGGTTAAGACTGTAAAGAACCAGCCCACCTTTGAAGTGTGTCACTACCAGAATGTGGTCATCGATCCCACCTGCAAAGGTGATGTGGATAAAGCAGGGTTTGTTATCTATAGCTTTGAGTCATCGGTCTCCGCGTTAGAGAAAGATGGCAAGTACAAGAACCTGGATGCCATTAATGTCGACACCAACTCAATCCTCAGTGAACCCGACCACGCAGCGTCAACAGGGGCAAAGACGTTCAACTTCAATGACCGTGCTCGCAAGAAGTTCGTGGTGTATGAGTATTGGGGCTATTGGGATATTGACGGCACTGGTGTGCTTCAACCCATTGTCGCTGCCTGGGTAGGCAGTACGCTTATCCGAATGGAAGGTAATCCCTTCCCTGATAAGAAACTTCCGTTTGTCACGGTGCCTTACTTGCCAGTTCGTCGCTCGGTATATGGCGAGCCTGATGGCGCACTGCTGGAAGATAACCAGAAAGTCCTGGGCGCAGTCACTCGCGGGATGATCGACATTATGGGTAAGTCGGCCAACGGGCAGACAGGTATTCGTAAAGATGCCCTGGACCTCACCAACAAACGTAAGTTTGAAAAGGGCCAAGACTACGAGTTCAACGCCAACATCGATCCCCGCCAGGCGATCTTCATGCACACCTATCCAGAGATTCCGCAATCGGCTCAGTTCATGATGCAGTTGCAGAACACAGAGGCAGAGTCACTTACTGGCGTTAAGTCGTTTAGCCAGGGTGTATCAGGTGCCTCCTTGGGTAATGTGGCTGCGGGTGTACGTGGTGCATTGGATGCTGCGTCTAAGCGTGAGCTTGGCATTCTCCGTCGCCTGAGTACAGGCATGGTCAAGATTGCCCGTAAGGTAATCAGCATGAATGCTGAGTTCTTGTCCGAAGAAGAAGTGATCCGCATTACTGAAGATGAGTTCATCAAGGTTCGTCGTGATGACTTGGCCGGTGAGTTCGATCTGAAGCTCTCGATCAGCACTGCAGAAGAAGACGACAACAAGGCGCAGGAACTGGCCTTTATGCTACAGACCATGGGCAACAACATGGACCCAAGCATGAGCCAGATGATCTTGGCTGATATTGCACGCCTGCGAAAGATGCCGGACTTGGCTAAGCGGATTAAAGATTACCAACCACAACCTGACCCAATGGCTCAGCGTAGAGCTGAACTTGAGTTGGCATTACTGGAAGCTGAGATTGGTAAGTTGCAGTCTGATACCGCTAAGCAGAATGCTGAAACTGAGATGTTGGGTTACAAGGCTGGCACTGAAGAAGCTAAGGCTGCTCACTTGCGCAGTGACACTGACTTGAAGAACCTTAACTTTGTTGAGCAAGAGTCAGGCGTTAAACAAGAGCGTGATCTTCAGAAGTCTGGGGAGCAAGCACGCAGCCAAGCGCAGTTGAAACTATTGGATATTGCAGCTAAAGAGCGCCAATCCGATAAGGATCAATAACTAAGTTCAATTAAAACTTGTGCAGGACAGTAAGTTTTATATTACTGTCCGTGCCGAACCACACCCTATTACCTGTTATCAGCAATGGTAGAAGTTATGAACCCCACCGCCGTAGAAGAAATTGAACTGAACATTAAGCAAGCACAGAAGATTGTCGACGCTGGCACTTCGCTTGAACGCCTCATGCTTAACCGGGACTTTAAGAAAGTCTTTATCGAAGGTTATCTAGAGCAAGAAGCCGTTCGCCTGGTGCACCTCAAGTCCGACGAGAGTATGCAAACTCCCGCCAAGCAGGAGTCTGTTATTAAACAGATTGATGCCATTGGTGCAGTGAGTTCGTACCTCAACACTGTGCGTTGGAAAGCAGCACAAGCAACTAAGGCAATTGATGCCGACGAACAAACCCGCGAAGAGTTGCTGACGGAGGACGCTGAATAATGTCCGAAGAACTTAGCCAGGGTAACGACCAGGAAGTTGTATCCATATTGGACATGCCTGATGACGAGCTGGTTAATTTCGACCTTCAGGCCCACCTTCAGAACTTACCCGCTGAAGAAGAAACTCCTGCTGAAGAAGTAGAAGAGCCTGACGTTGAGGAAGCTGACGAACCCGCAGTCGAGGCTGAAGGCGGCACGCCGGAAGACGAAGACGAAGGTGAGTCTGCTGACGAAGAAGAAGACACCGCACCGGTTGAAGATGCAGACGAAGAAGAGCAAGAAGAACCCAAGTCTGTAGACACACCCGCTGATGCGATCGACTTTGAAGCGGAGTACAAGAAGATTGTTGCGCCGTTCAAAGCGAATGGCAAAGACATGCAAGTTAAGTCTGCTGATGACATCGTTGCACTGATGCAGATGGGTGCTAACTACAACAAGAAGATGGCAGCACTGAAACCCAATTTGAAGTTGATGAAACTTCTGGAGAATAATGGGTTACTCAGCGAAGAAAAGTTGAGCTTCCTGATTGATTTGGATAAAAAGAATCCTGAAGCAATCAGTAAGCTGGTTAAAGACAGTGGGATTGATCCACTGGATATGGATGTAAACAAGGAAAGCGGATACAAGCCGAAGACTTACACTGTTGATGATCGGGAATTGGAGCTGGACTCGGTACTTGAAGGCATTCAAGAAACACCGACCTACGCACGAACAATTAACGTAGTCAGTACTAAGTGGGATGGCCCAAGTAAGCAGGCGGTAGTGAACACACCTCAGCTGTTGAGAGTTATTAACGACCACATCTCGAGTGGCGTGTACGACTTGATCAGTAATGAAGTTGAACGTGAGCGCATGTTTGGACGCTTGAAAGGAGTTTCGGATATTGAAGCGTACCGGACGGTAGGTGACTCGCTTGATGCAAAGGGTGCGTTTAACCACTTGGGTAACCAAGGGCAACAGCAACCCGCAGCTAAGCAAGTAATCAAGCCAGCGGTGAAAGCAGAAGATCCAAACCTCCGGGCCAAGAAGCGGGCAGCCAGTACTACTAAAGCGGTTCCTGCCAACAAAGTTCCAGTGGACTACAACCCACTCTCTTTGTCGGATGAGGAATTCAGCAAAAGTTTTAATTCCCGACTCCTGTAAGTAAGAGGCTATACCATGACCATGAAGTATAACGACCCAGGTGTTACTCCATCCTCGATGGGTACCCAGCTCGAAACTCACCACTACCAAAAGCTGGCTTTGATTGAAGCCCGCAAAGAACAGTATTTCAGCCAGTTGGCTGATGTCACTGCCATGCCTAAAAACATGGGCAAGACCATCAAGCGTTACCACTACCTGCCACTGCTCGACGATGCCAACATCAACGACCAGGGTATCGATGCTGCCGGTGTTGTGAGCGTCAACGGTAACCTGTACGGCTCCAGCAAAGACATCGGTTCCATCCCTGCCAAGCTTCCGGTTCTGTCGGAAAGCGGTGGTCGCGTTAACCGTGTTGGCTTCAAGCGTAAAGAACTGGAAGGCACCATCGAGAAGTTCGGCTTCTTCGATGAGTACACCCAGGAATCGATGGACTTCGATACTGACGCGGATCTGTGGCAGCACATCAACCGTGAGATGGTTTCCGGTGCCAACGAGATGACTGAAGACGCCCTGCAGATCGACCTGATCAACTCTGCTGGTGTGATCAAGTACGCAGGCAACGCCACTTCCAATGCAACTGTTGGTGCTGACGACCTGGTTTCCTACGGTGACCTGCTGCGTCTGTCGATCGACCTCGACAACAACCGCACCCCGAAGCACACCAAAGTGATCACCGGCACCCGCATGGTGGACACCAATACCATCAACGCTGCTCGCGTCATGTACATCGGCTCTGAGCTGCTGCCTCACCTGAAGGGTCTGAAAGACCTCCACAACAACCCTGCTTTCATCTCCGTTGAGAAGTACGCCGCTGGCGGTACCACTCTGACCGGCGAAGTGGGTTCGATCGATCAGTTCCGCATTGTCGTAGTGCCGGAAATGATGAAGTGGGCAGGTGCGGGTGCCAGTGCTGTTGGTTCGTCTACTCACTACGAAACGGGTGATGTGTTCGACGTGTTCCCAATGCTGGTCGTAGGCGATTCGTCCTTCACCACTATCGGTTTCCAAACCGATGGTAAGACCGTGAAGTTCAAGATCACTCACAAGAAGCCAGGCGAAGAAACTGCTGACCGTAACGATCCATACGGTGAGACCGGTTTCATGAGCATCAAGTGGTACTACGGTTTCATGGTTCTGCGCCCTGAGCGCATCGCCCTGATCAAAACCGCAGCCACGCTCTAAGCGGCAAATAGGGGACCCGGCTTAGGTCGGGTCCTCTTCCCTACTTCGATAAAGGTGTGACCTACGATGCAAGAGTTTGAACAAGAAGAAGAGTTTGAAACCCCAGACGAGCTGACCGTACTGAAGGCACGCGCCGATCAGTTGGGCATTTCCTACCATCCCTCCATCAAGCTGGAAAAGCTGCGTGACAAAATCAACGCCAAGCTTGAAGGCGAAGCAGAAGAATCCGAAGAGCCAGCAGTAGCTGCTGTGCCAAAGGATGAGACACAAAGCGCATTGCGTCTGCGCAAGCGTAAAGAAGCCAGTGAGCTCCTACGAATTCGTGTGACCTGTATGAACCCCGCTAAGAAAGAGTGGGACGGTGAGATCATCACCACCGGTAACAGCGCAGTGGGTACCTTTAAAAAGTACGTGCTGTTCAACGCTGAAGACGGTTGGCATGTGCCTCGCATCATCTACAACCAGTTGGTCGAGCGTAAGTGCCAGATCTTCGTTGCGGGTAAAGACTCCCGCGGCAACAAGACTCGCCAAGGCAAGATCATCCGTGAGTTTGCCATTGAAATTCTGCCTCAGCTGACCCCTGCTGAACTGCGTGAACTGGCTCAACGCCAGGCCATGGCCCAAGCAATCGACTGATCAGGTGATCCGTAATGAGTGTTCCGTTGACCCTGAATGACCTGACCGAAGCCACCCTTGAAGGGGGTGGTGCATTTGACTTTCTCATGCGGGCGGCCAAGGCACACCTGGAAGAAGAGTTCGTAAAGAACCGTATCAAAGGCACGGAATACTCAACGGTGTACCTGGGTTCGATGACCCAGGTGCTACAGACCGCAGTGCAGTTCCTGTTGCAGAAAGACAAAGCCGCCAATGAAGCCGCTTTGATCGATGCACAGGTGCGCAACACTGAGGCACAGATCCTGTTGGTAGGCGCTCAAACTGAGCTCGCACGCCAGCAGAAGTTGAATGCTGAGAACGAGTGGCTGTTGCTGGCTGAGCAGAAAGCCAAGCTGATTGCAGACACTGCGCTGGTGAATGAGAACGTAATCACAGCTGCTGTTGAACGCGATCTGCTAGTGAAGCAGAAAGACAAACTGACCACTGATATTAGTCTGGTAACAGCTCAGGTTATCAAAGTGGCTGACGAGGCAGCTCTCCTGAAGGAGCAGAAAGCCACTGTTATTCTGGAACGGACTTTGGTTACTGCACAGGTCAATAAAACCGACGCAGACACACAGATCAGTGTGAAGCAGCTTATTAACCAGGCCTCTGAAAACCTGGTGCTTGTTGAGCAGAAGGCAAAAGTCGTAGCAGATACGGCCATGGTCGTGCAGCAGAAAGCCAACGCAGTAATTGAGGGCTCAGTGCTGAGTTCTCAGAAGCTGAAGGTGGATGGGGATACTAAGTTACTGGGACAGACCTACATCAATGCCGTCACTGAGAACGACACCATGCTCAAGCAGCAGTGCAAGCTGGCTGCAGAGTTCGATGTCCTCATGGAGCAGAAGCTCAAGACGGTTCAGGAAACCTCCTTGCTGGCACAGAAGAAGGTAACTGAAATGGCTCAAACCAACGGTGCCAGCACTGATGTTGACAGCGTAATTGGTAAGCAGAAGAAGCTGTACGAGGCTCAGGCAGAAGGCTTCAAGCGGGACTCTGAACAGAAGGCTGCAAAGCTAATGGTTGATTCTTGGAACGTACGTCGAACCACGGACGAGGGTACACAGGCCAACTCAACCAACATGCTGCATGACGTAACTGTTGGGCGTGCAGTCACCAAACTCCTTGAGGGTGCGGGTGCTTGATCGAAGTTGTGTGAAACCAAAGGGCCTTCTGGCCCTTTTTTTAACTTTTGTGTGGGAAGTAAGATATGGGTCTTTTTAGTTCAAAAAAGAAAGTCACGGTAACGACAGCCGTGGTGCGTGTAATTGAAGACAACCTTTTACCGCATACCCATAAAGCCTCTGTTCTAGACGCTATTGTTAATGGGGGTGAAGTTACCGAATCACTATTAGAAGGCCTTAAAAGAAGTGTCGCTGTGCGTGCCGATAATATGTATGAGTACGGACGCACGCAGTATCACTATGGTTTACCGAACCACTCGTTCTTAGAAAAGGGGAGTGGCAAAGGTACTATTAAAGCAGCTATTGAACGCGAGATTGGTGCTTCAGTTAATGTGCTTTATTACCACTTTGCCCCTATTAATAGTGTGCATCAGGGGTGGAAAGAGTTAATTGAAAAGTATGGGTACAACCATCTAACCAATGAAATAACCACGCTGTCTAAACGCATTGGTCACCCTGTATATCTAGACGACATCAAAGCCGTCTTTACTAAAGAAACAGTGGAAGTGGCTGATCCTGAAGTATTTGAAAATTGGGGCAGTTCTGCCTTAGTGGGGTTTGCTAACCATCGCCGCGGGCAAGGCTTGTTTCAAATTACTGGTTATATACAACACAGTCCCTGGAGTGTAGATGAATCACTGGAAGAGGATGTGGTTGAACTGCACTACTCCTGGTCTGCCTGGGAACCTAAACAAGTAGGTCCTTATGAAACAGTAGAAGAAGTCTTTTATTCAGACAAGATCATTGTGCCAATGGGTGGGTACGAGACCGACACTGAATACTTCCAAGCCATGTATCAATACTCATCGGGCGGGCGCACTAAGTTAGGGTGCTGGACTTACCTAGATAACTCAGGTGTATACCCTGAAGTAGATGCTATTTACGAAGTAAATAACACTGAGTTAGGAAGTTACTTTCCTTTTGTCTTTTTCCAAGTAGATGGGGTTAACCAGGGGGGTGCTGATTTTGAGTTTAAATCCCCGTATGAAACATCTAAGAAATTAGTTAATTACTTGGGTCTAGATTACAAACAAATGGCTAAAGACATTAGCCGTGCGGGTGGATCGGAGTTAGTACAAGCCGTAATGATTATGGCTGTACCTGCTAATGGTGATAGCCCTGTTGAGTGCCGGTACCTGTTTGAGTACTTTGATCGCATGTTTGAAAACGGGGCAGTTGATCCAACATGGCCTGTCCCCCCTAAATCAGATAGTGGTGGAATACTAAGAAAAACTGGATTAGCTATTGCAATAAAAGACGCAGACTTCCAAGTAACACTTAGATACTCAGGTATTGGAAAAAGAACTGTAGCAGGCTCAATTGGTAATGTAGGCACGTGCTCTCGTACAGAGGGTACAGAGACCAGTTACACCAAATACACTAATGCTGCTTCTGGAGCCATTGGATCTACACCAGTAAGTTCTAAATACATTGGCTACACGAAACAAGTATCTGACACCTTTTATGAAGAGGTGCGTGTATACGACTTAACTATGCTGTACCCAATAAAAGGTAAGTATGGAACTTCAGCTAAGGGCAGTAGCAATAAGCTTCTGGTGCCTTTAGATAAATCCATTACAGATACAATGCCTACTACGATGAAAGAGGAGTTGTACTGCAGGTCTTTAAACTATGTATTTAACACGTATGTAGAAACTGAGATTAAGTGGTACACCCAATCTTGGTTCAAGATTGTATTAATAATCATTGCAGTTGTAATTACCATATTCAGTTTTGGTACAGGTAGTCCTGCCGTGTGGACTACGCTTGCCGCACTTAACGCAGCAACAATAGCTTTGATATGGGTATGGATTAAATCATTCATTGTTTCGATGTTTGTGAAGTTTGCCATTACTGAAGTAGCTAAAGCTTTAGGTCCAGAATGGGCTATTGCTATCGCTATTGTTGGTATGGCTGTAGGTGTCTACGGCTACATGGGGGATGCTACCTGGGCCACTAACTTGCTGCAGATGTCGACTTCAATGATGAGTGCTGCGGGTGATATGTACCAGCAGGGTATCAAGGACATCATGAACTCCTTTGGTGAGTTGCAGTTGTTGTCGGATGCTGCGTCTGAAACCTTAAAAGAAACTCAGGCACTTCTTGGAATGCAGGATCTATTGAATCCTTTTGCCTTTATTGGGCAGGTTCCTGAGATACGTTTTGGTGAGACTCCTGATGACTTCTTTACCCGCACAATTCACGCAGGGAACATAGGCACAGCCAGTTTGGAAGTAGCATCCAATTATGTGACCATGAGCTTAAAGCTACCTACCCTTGAACAATCAGTAGAGGAATTCCAAGATGAGTATTTTTGATAAAGAGTCAGGCGTGTATGGGGGTGACTACACCAGTGCACTTAATGCGTCTGGTTTAAAGTTTGGATCAAATAACTTGATGCCTGCTAATAACGGAAATTTAATGGGACCTACACCCCTTAATGGGGCAGGGGGTGATGGTTGGTTTTCACGCTCTGGTATTTTTGGCGGTAAAGACGGCGAAGGTAATCAAACCAATGGTTGGGGTGGTATGGCATTGGGTGTTGCTCAAGGTTTAGGTGGGGCCTATATGGGCATGAAGCAATACGGTATGGCTCAAGACTCTTTGAAAGAGAACAAGCGCCAGTTCCAAATGAACTACAACGCTCAGAAGAAGACGCTGAACACTCAGCTGGATGACCGACAGCGTGCGCGTGTAGCTTCCAACCCAGGTGCGTATGAGTCGGTAGATTCTTACATGAAAAAGAACGGGATCTAACCCATGGCTAATCCGATTACATGGCGCACCCTACAAGGAGACTCTTCTGTAGGTGCAGCTTCAATTATCGACAGTGCACGCGGTGCTTTTAACGATGGTTTCGGTGCCTTGCAGGGCGTCCTAGATAAAGAGCGCGCTACCTCTGAGGCCAACTGGGACAACACCAAACAGAACAACACCAACCAGTTCCTCGATAAGCTCAATGCCTTCAAAACCCCTGAAGAGCTCGCTGCTGCTCAAGCATCCGGTGAGTTGGATGCATTGCGCAGTCAGTACGGTGCGCAGGTGGATAGCGGCGCTATTCGTGGTGCAGACGCTGCTATGTTGGACACGTTGCGTACTCGTGCCAATCAAACAGTGGAGTATGAGAATACCCAACGGGATCAGCGTGAAGCCCCGATAATTGATCAGATCAAGTCGCTCTACGCTCAGAATAAGCCAGAGGAAGCTCAGGCATTAGCCCAGCAAAACGACTTCCGTGATGACGCTGCTGTAGCCGAATACGGGCAATCCCAGGTGAGGGGATTTACCCAGGATCTGTACGACGCTAACAGTGATAGTCGAGCAGGCTCTGCAGAGGCACGTCAGGTCACCGCAGCTAATCAAAATACAACCCTATTCACCCAGGGTCAGGAAGCGCATCGAGATACCCAAACATACAACCGCATAACCCGCGAAGCCATGATAGAAGATGAGCAAGTGCAGTCGGCTGCATCTCGTGCAGAGCAGGAGGTATTTCGACAGTTTGGGGCAGTGGATCAAAGCGGCAATATTGACGTATCTCAACTATCTGCCGATAAGATGCAAGAGGCTCAAAGTGCTCTTGCTAATCACCCTGATATTGTTCGATCTCAGGAACGAAGCTCTAAAGTAATTCAAGAGGGTTTGCGGGCATCGGTTGCCTCACTTAAGACACTCAGCCCTGAGAGTGTTGCCACAGCCGGTAATATTGTTTACCAAGCTGAAGCCACACGAGAGACCCTACAAGGGGATGATAAGGCCGCTTTTGATACTAAGCTGGGTGAGATCGAGAAAGTATTCAGTACTAGAGATAGTACATACAACATGGCATTTGAAGAGGTGGCACGTAATAACCCCTATGTTAAGGAGCTGACTACAGAGTCTAAAGTTTCTCCTGAAGTACTGCTGAGCTGGATGGGAGAAAAAGATAAGGATGGAAACCCTCTTTTTGACCCTGCAGGGAGGAACGACTTACAAAAAAGAGGTATGTTTGACGTTGTTACAGATATGATTCACACGCCTATGGAATTTGGAAACCTCAAAGTAAAGGTTCCACAGTCCGTTGTAAAACAAGCCCTTATAATAACCAGTAGTAATAGCGGGTATGCTGATTTAGGTACCGAACTAGAAACCAATATCCGCAGGATTATGGAGAGGGATGGCAAGGTAGATTCAATTCTTCAAGCACAAAATGCTGTGGACCAACACAGAACTATTTTGGCTGAGAGTGCTACTGAAAAACTAAAGAAAGTTAGCGAGCTAACGCATAGCTCCAATATTGGTGCGGGTAACTACAAGCCGGGGGAGAGTGAGCAAGTACTGGCTAGGCAGCTTGCGACACTAGAGAAAGCAGAACAGGCTTTGCGTAACGCAAAGACAGCTGAAGAAAAATCTAAAGCAGAAAAAAGAGTAGAGGAGCAGAGTGAAAAAGTTCAAGAAGCTCAAGCAGTCATTGATCTAAGTAGTGGTAACCCTACCCCGCAAAACCTTTCGGATGAGCGCGCACAGAGGAAAAGGGATATTGACGCACTTATGAAAGCAAACGGCTTCCCCTAATATGGAAAGATAAAAGCACACCGAGTACTATGCCCTCAGTTAATTATTTCTGAGGGCATAGTGTGCCAACTTTAGAAGAAGCAAAAGCCGCATTACTTAGTCCTTCCACATCCTCCTCAGAAAAGTCTCTGTATCAAGTCAGTAAAGAAAAGCTGACTGATGTAGCTAATGCCAGTGACACAATCAGACAGCAAGTCGACGCGCTTAAAGCATTTCGAGATCACCAGAACAATACCTTTACAGGTAAGTTAGGGCTTGATCGAAACAGTCTTGCTGCTGGGGTAATCAATACCCCGATTGCTGCAGTGAACGATGTATCTAAGATCTGGGCTAAAACAGGGGCACATGTTGCTGATGGCTATTCTGCATACCAGATGAATGAAAACGAGGACTTGGCTAAATACAATAAAGGCCAAGAAATCGCTAATGAGTTGCGTAAGTTTAGTTTTGATTCCGCATTGCCCATTGATGACAATAACGAGATACCACAGAGTTTTGTACGGCGCAGTACAGACTATGGGGTTTCGTTTGCCGATGGATCTGTGTCCGCATTAGAAGGTGTGGTTGGTTTAGGTAACATGGTTTCGGGCGGCTATGTAGGTAAGTGGGCTGAAGAAAACGGCTTTGACCCTAAACAAGCTCACACCATGTTTAACGAGATGTACTCCAATAACCAAAATCGTGTGTTTAAGTCGGTAGATGAAGCTAAAGGCTTTATCAATACAGCGATGACTATGCTGGTTAATCCCTCCTCTATCAGCCACGGCATTACTAAATCATTACCCTCTATCGTACTGGGGGGTGCTTACGGTAAGGCACTAGGTGCTGCAGGCCTGGTTAAAAGCACAGCACTAGCAGGTGCCATTGGTGAGGGTGCAACCATGGCAGGTTCAGCTGCTGAGGGAATTCGCCAAGAGACTGAAGATGGCTTGCTCAGCCTAAAGCAATTAGCTGCTGCTGGTTTCACAGGTGTAGTGGGTACAGCTATTTCCCGTCTGGGGGCTAAGGTCACCACAAAAGCGGGTTTAGGTAATGACCTGGATACTGCAGTCGTCAGTGGTTCCTTGGGTAAATCCACCCACGGCCTGGTAGGTAATGTCCTTGGTAAGGGTGTTATCGAGGGTGGCGAAGAACTCCTGCAAACAGGTGAAGAAACCATCTTTAAGAACCTGGCTCTGGAGCGTGATGCGACAGAAGGCTTAGGCAAAGCAATGGCCGAAGGCATGCTGACAGGCGCAGGTATGGGTGCCTTAAGTGGTGCTGGTACTGCACGGGCCAAGGAGACCCCTAAACCCAACGAAGCGCGCATGAGTATTGAAGAGCGTGCTGTGTTTAATGAGTCGTCGAAGACAGGTGATGTAAGCATCCTCCTAAACGACGAAACAGAGTATCGCCCTGATCTGGCAATCCAGGCTCTGATGGGACACAGCAACCGTGAGGGTGCTACTGCAGAAGAAGTGGCCAGCAATCTTGCCAAAGTACAAGAGATCCAAAAAGAGCAGGCTGCTCGTAGTGAGGAGGTCAAAACCCGGACAGGTATTGTTAACGATGAAACCCTGCAGGTTAAGCAGGAGTTCCTTGAAAAGGCTAAGGAAGTCTTAGCCACAAAAACCACACCTGAAAGCATCGCATCAGTGCAGGCAAAAATAGACGCAGTTGAGGCAGAGATTGTCTCTTATAAGAACCTTTCGCCGCAGGAGAAAGCAGATAATCTGAAGCAACAAAGTGCAGCTTCAATCATGAGCAAGGAAGTAGATGAGTTGTCAGGTCACATGGCTAAGCTCTTTGGTGATTCAACCAAAACTCAGCAATCAGAAGAAGAAATAACTACTGCACTTTCCGAGATCACTCCAGCCCTGGCACCTGTTGCAGATGCCACAGATACCGCTGAAGTAGCGGCAGCTACTGCTGCTGGTCGTAAGGCTATGACGCTCGCTATGCACTCTCCAGAGTCTGTAGACAGCGCCACTCTTACCCAGCTGGCAGACAATGGGAGCAATGGCCTAAGCCTGCAAGAGCGGGCTTACGTGCGCAAGCTTGCAACCAGTCATAGCAAGATGATGGAAGCTAAAGCCCTGGAAGATGGGATCATCAATCAGCAGGCCAACCGTGAAAAGAAGGCTTCCATCCAAGTCCGTAATGACATCATTCACGGTAATCCAAATGAAGGTCATATCGGTGGTAAGGAGTACGCCTCAGGTATCCGTGCAGCTGTAGCTGCAGGGGATAGCAAAAAAGCCACTGCTCTGATGGGCAGTCTCTCGACGTTCGCAGCAGGCCACCAGGAAAAGCTCACTTCCATCGTAGAAGGCTTGGCTTTACTGACTGGAGATAACGACAGTAGGACTGTTATCTATGGTAAGGACAAGACACTAAAGATCACCAAGGCTTCTTTTGCCCTGCGTAACCGTGTGCAGGCAGAGTCCAAATACCTGAACTCTGTACAGGCAGCTATGCAGGAACTGATGGATGCTCCTGATACCGCTTCGGTTGCCCCGACTACCCCTAAGCCCATCAAGAAGACTAAAGCAGCCAAGGTAGTGCCTATTGCACCTAAGGTCGTGGAAGCCGAGATAGAGGCTCCTGCACTTATTGAGCAGCCTGCACCTAAGCCAGCTAAACCAGTAAAGATCAAGGCACAGGCAGCTAAGCAGAAGAAGGTTGGACCTTCTAAGCCTAAAGGTGCCCGTAAGAAGCCGAACCGTGATCGAGATTCTTTACTGGATTATGTGGTGAGGTTAGGTGGGATTCGTGTAGCTGACCGACTGGACATAACCGGGGATACCACAGCCAACCACAAGCTTCCTTTTGTGAACTCCCTGTTCAACAAGACGGATCGGGCTCAGTCCCCGGACGGCTTGTTGCGTATGCTTGAGGATGATGGGTACATTCCCAACCACGTAATCCAAAGCGGCGATCAGCTGTCCTGGTTCAAGGAAGCCATTAAAGGGCAGCTCAATGGCGACACTACACTTTATGCCTCCGAGTCTGCAGCCGAAAACCAACAGAATCTGGAAGCAGAAGCCCAGCGTATTCAAGACCAGATAGATCAGGCAAAAGATGAGGCTGACGCTGCCTTGGCTGCTGAGATTGAGGCAAAGCAGGCTATTGCAGCAGATCTGGCTGAGCAGGTAAGTGAACTAGAAGATCAGGCAGACGCCCTTGATGACAGCTACTTAGACTCCATAAACGATGCGTTGAATGACGCCAACTACGGAACTGATTATGACTACGAAAACAACACCGGAACTGCAGCAGGATCTGTTGAAGAATTTGGATCAACAAGTGAACAGTCTGAGGGAGCGGAAGCGGCAGCTGTTGAAAGTTTTGAGAGTGGATACGAAGCAGAAACCACAGCAGAAGTAGCCCCCTATGTTCCTGAGCCAGGGGCACTGGACGGTCTCGGTGAGCGTACTAAAGGGCAAGCCAAAGAAGACGCACGCACGATTAAGGACACTGCTTGGTATCGGGCAACCAATCTGCTGCACTTCTTCTTTAAGCAGCGTAGCCCTAAGAAGGATACAAACGAAACCACCAACCGTAATCCCTTGGTAGAGGTGAAAGACTTCTTTACGAATTGGGTAGCGGGAAATGTAAAAGTCGAGTCCTTTCTAGAATCAGGTGAAGTTAAAGAAGGTCAATCGTTGGCCCTGGCTCTATTCAAAGAGCTGGGTGCATCAATGTTTAAGGCGCTGGATTCAGGCATTGTCCCTAAGCGTGACAAGGGCAAGCCCGACGAGTTCTCGGAGTTTCGCTACAACGATTACTTCCAGTACTTTATGGACCTGGCAGGTAATGTAGAAGAGAACGTCAAGACAGCCATTGCTGCTTCCGTGTTTTCTTACATAGGTGGGGCTACTTCAGGCAATGCCCGTAAAAGCAAAAGCCGCATCAATCGGATGCTTGGTTTTCATGAAGATGCCTACCTACCTGCCGATGTGTACACGGAGCTTGAGTACGCCGTAGATACAGAGGCCTACGCTGCACTGACAATGGGTAAGGAGATATTTAAAGCCCTTGGTTTGATTGAGCGTTCCCCAGGAGATACCAACCTGGATGTCCAGGCCAAAATGGAAATGGCACTGGGTTTTGCTGCACTGGGTATGCTCTACAACCTGCAAGATACAGCTGCGGGCAGTGAGACTAGTTTGGCTACTGAACAGGTGTTCAAGAAAGCTGATTACCTTTCACAGGCGTATTCCAGTGAAGGGGACATCAACCTGTTTGCGGAAACCAAGCTCATTCGGTTTACCCCAGGTGCCGAAAATATCACGCGTATTCAGGATGCCTATAAAGGTAGCCAGGATGTAGTAGGACAGCTGTTTGGCTTGGAGCGTACTAAGCCACCGGCTGCTACTAAGCCTGCCAAGGAAGGCCAAGATCGTATCAACAACACCGACCGTACTGTTTCGGATACCCAGGCAGAGCTGATAGCCACTCAGAACGAGAAGCCAGAATTCGTTGATGTGGCTCGTGTAGACCTGCTGCAGCAATTGGATGCAGGTGTTCGTGAGGCCATCTTTGGAATCAAGGATGTAAATACCGAGAACACCCATGCTGCTCTACTACCCGGTCTTGAAGGTAAGTACGGCTCAATGCGGGAGGATTGGGAGGGGGTACTGAACTTTGTTAGCAACATGGCTGACAAGTTCGCCCCTATCTACCTGACACGGGATGTATGGCGTAATTTCCGTGTGGGTATCCTCCACACCGATATGAACCCACAGACGAGTAAAATTGTCCGCTTTGTCCTGCGTATGCAATCGTGGGAACAGACCTACGATCTGAATAACGAAGCTGAAGTTAACATGCTCAAGCTTCGTATCATTGAGGGTTTTGGCTACAAGACCGATGCGTCACTGAATAAAGACAACATCAAATACTTTGATACGTTCGTCAAGCAGCCCACGATTGTTAAGGGTATTGCTGCGATGAACATGCTTAGTGGTGCGTTTGAAGACAGCACTATGGAACATCAAAATGACCTGCAGAACGCCATTGAACTGGGCGAAAACAACCTACACACCTACGACGCCTTGGCTGCACTTGCTGCAATGCAGCTGGCCCCGCTCAATGAAGAATCGACGGTAACAGTCTCGCTCATGGGTGAGGTGGACGGTAAAACCAACGGGGTTATATTGTCCCAAGCCATGGCCGGGGTGTTTGGTAACGAAGCCTTGGAACGTGGCGGTATCTATGGCCTGTACGACAACGCAGCAAAAAGCTTTGCTGAGTGGAAAGCAGGGGGTGTCAACCAAGACACCTATGAAAAAGTAGCCACTGTACTGCGTGAATTTATCAATCAGAGCTTGATCAAAGATCCCAGTAAAAAAGGTATGGCACGGGCACTGTTCTCAATCCTCAGCGGTAAGGAGGCAGACTCCCTCTCTGATTCTGTAGGCCGTAAGTTTGTAAAGACCCCCGTTACCGGTCTGAACTACAGCGCGGGCACTGCCACAGCAGTAGCCGACTTGGGCGGTCAGTTCATTGAGAAGTACTACGAGCTGGTCAGTAAAGCAGGCCCTAACAGCAATCCTAAACTGAAGCTTCCTCAGTTGATTGAGATGATCAACACGTTCCTGCCTGTAAAAAGCAGGTTGCCTGTCAACATCTCCCACGCGGATGCGATGAAGCATGTATTCAACAGTTCAGAAGAGAAGGCCATTCAAGAGAACTTTGCAGACCTGGTTAAGAAACCTGTTCGTGAAGCCTTGGATAAAGTGTTGGGTGAAACGGTAGAGAAAAAGCGCAGGTTGAACTCTGCAGCTAACGTGGCTTTCTTTGCTTACAAAGCAGCCTTTGACCTGGAAGTGACCAAGTACACCCGTACTATGATTAACCTGGGAACACTGCCTGTTGCCAAGAACGAAGCCAAGACTCCGTTGATGTCGCTTACCAAGAACCAACTGGATCGGATTCGTGCTCGACTGAAACACATGGAACCTGCTGTACATACCTGGTTCTCTCAGAATGATGATACCTACGACAGCTCGGTGTTCCTTGCTGCTAAAGGTACTGTGCCCTCCACTAAGGCTGCTTTTCTGACAGACACCAAAGTAGCAATCAACGGTAAGAAGAAGACCCTTCGTGCTTATGCGTCAGAGTTCACGCTCCTTCCTCCAGGTGTAAGCACGGACGCCAACCTTACCCAGTCCACAGACTCCGCTATCTCTCTGGTTGCAGCCGCAAAAGAAAACGATGTACTGAACGCTCACGATGCTCACTTTGGTGCTGCTAAGTTTCTTGACAGCATTGCCACTAACCTTAACCAAGCCACCTTTAAGGTACTGTCCGAGTACTCCCCGTATACCCAGATGGCGAATACTACAGGGCGTGTGTTGGCTGGTTTTGCTGAGTACCTGAAAAAGAACAGTGTGCAGGAGGAGGGTGACCCTCGTACTGCTGAGGAGTTTGCTGAAGACCTGAAAGCACTGAAAGCTTCTTTCTCAAAGGCGATGCTGACTTCAATAACTACGCTGCATCCGTTTGTTTATAAACTCACGAAGAAGCACCTTAAGGGGCATTTGGCCAGTACTGTTCACAACATCGTTGTTGCAGGTAAGCAGGCTGACGTTGCTAAATTTAAGGGATTCTCTGATGTAGCGGTGATTGACCAGTACTCCAATGAAAATGGCACGTATACCCTCACAGAAGAAGACCGTGCAGAGATGGCAGCGAAAGCTGAAGAGCGTGCAAAGGTTCCGGTAGACCCTGCTCTTGTTGATGCAATGAAGGTTCTTGAAGAGTTCTCAGTACCTGTAGAACCTTTGGTACAAAAGGCTCTGTACGAGGATGAATACCTCCTGAACGATGTTCTGGAGGCGCTTACTAACGGCATGCCCCTCACTGAAGTAAACGCTTTTGTGAAGACAGGCAGTAAACAGAACGTTGAGCAGGCACCTGTAGAGGTCTCCCCACAGCCTGCGCCGGTGTCTTCAGGCACACACGCTGATCTGGTTAACTACTTCATCCAGAACGCTAACGGCAACACCGTAGGCTCGCTGCTGGCATTCATGGATGAGCACACTAAAGCAGCAGGTACCAAAGGCACTGGCTACCGCACCTTATTGAGAATGATCAAAAAGGTGGTTGATCCCAATGTGTCGATTGTTTGGGTTACCAAAGACAACGAAAAAGAATCGACCTACAACCACACCCCAGGTATGGAACATGACCGTAGCCTGGAAACAGCTAATGGCTGGGTGTCGACTGATGAGCAGGGTAACGTCACTGTCTTTATTCGTGGAACCAACAAAGGGCATACCAATGTAACGTCTGAAATGGTGGTGCATGAGCTGCTTCACCTGGCTCTGCAGAGTGCTATCGCTGATGGGCAATTCGCTGCTAAAGGGACAGCTGCTAATACTGCCTATAGGGATTTGGAAGCCCTGCGTCTTGCGCTTATTGCCAAAGACACAGAGGGCAAGTTTGCCCGCATGCTCACGGATGTTCACGAGCTGGTTTCGTATGGCATGACCAACTCCAAGTTCCAGTCATTCATGATGGGGGTGGAGTACAAATCGACTATTGGGCAAACCATCAAGGAGACCTTGAAAAGCTTTGCCAGCAAGTTGATCAGCCTGCTGACTAACAAGCCTGCGACTGCAGCAGAAACCAATGCACTTGCAGTACTCAACCTCCATGTTGTGCAGATGTTTGATGAAGTCGCTAGTCAGCCAAAGGGTACAGCTTTTGCAGCCAGTCACCCTCACATAGGTGCTGCTGCGATGCTCAGCCTTAGCACTGAAGAGATCTTTAATGGTTTGGCTGATGCGGGTAAAGCCCACAGTACCGAGCACTTAGATCGACTCTCTAATGCCTTGCGTAACATTGGGGATGCGATTGTGGGGCCACTGGGGGTTGATAAAGGGGCGTTGGCTGAGTACTACGCCACGGATGCTCAGGACATGTTTACTCAAGCCATGAACTCAGGTGTAGCCCCCTTTGCTTCTGACCTACAGACGGGTCCCTTTACCCTGAGTGATCAGGAGTTGTTTGTAGCAGAGCAGGTGCACGCAGCCACACTGACCTCACTGGAAGCAGGCAATGCGTATCTGGTTAACCGGAACATCGGTGACCTGTTTATGGAGATGCGTCAAAGCCTCAAGGACACCATGCCTGTTGATAAGTGGGAAGGTGTGTTTGGCGACCCGAGTATTGAGGGTCAGGCTAAGTTTGTGGCTTTGGGTGTGGCGAGTGAGGAATTTGCAGCACTGCTTCAAGTACCCACTAAAAAACTCTCTGCAATCCGAGGTGAAAACTACCTAGAGAAGCTCATTTCGGTCATGGAAGCTGTCCTGAACTTTGCCCTGCAAAAGCTTGATCGGATTCACTCCGGTCAACTGGCCAGCGTTAAGCTAAATAAACTGGCTAGGCAGTTGGTGGGTATCGAAGCTAAGAACCGTGCGGCGCTAAAAAGTAAGGCAGCGTCCGCCTATTCCGATGGGGTGGATACCAGCAGCAAAATTGAACAGGGTATCCGTCGGCAGATTGACAATATTGGTAAGGCTCAGATATTCCGCAAAGGGAACAACTACGCCAGGGCAGTCGGTGTAACCCTCAGCATGAGTGCTCAGCACCGAGTCCCTGAAATCTTCCAGCAAATGATGGTGTTCAGGGATAAGTTGGTTCAGGAGAAACACGGGATACTTGCTGGCATCGCCAACGAGATGCTGGCCAGTGGGCCGTCTAAAGCGATTCAGGAAAATCTGTTCCTACTTACTAAAGGTATCGAGCGTGCGCGTCGCACAATGTTCGACAACACCAAGAACATTCTTACCCAGGAGTTTGCTAACAAAGGTAAAGAGCTAACCAAGCCTGTTAAAGAAGCAATGACTAAAGTGTTTATGCGTACCGATCTCCAGGTACTCACTAAAGACAGTGCTTACTCGTTGCAGGACATCCGTAACCTGATGGACTCTGCGGCAAACATAGAGGCGGCTATTAAGGCTGAGCAGGCCAAGATGGTAGGTTCGCAGGTGCAGGACATTGTGAACGATGCCCAGGATACTGCGATCTACATGGTAACGAACGGGGCCACCCACAAGAACGTGGCTAAAAACGCCCATAACGTGACACGTCGATTTGGGTACAACAGTAAGGCGATGAAAGCTGCAGAGGCCCATGCGGAGGTTAACACCCCCATAGTGGACCGGATCATCTCCCTTTACGCACTGAAGTTCAGTGCCCCTGCTGATGTAGTGTTGGTTAAAGGGGTTATGGATTCTGAAGCCAACCGTAGTGCAGGTAACGGTGTGCAGTTCCTGTTGGGCATGCACAGCTTGATGGTGAAACAGTCTTTTGAGGATGCGTTTGAAGGGGACCCTTCACAGATGGTCAAAGGCTTTACAGCCAGTGTGGTTAATCCACACCGTGAGCTGTATGTAGGCACTTTTGGTGAAGCAGAGGAAATGAAGCGTCTTGGTTTCAAGATGGAAACCAAGTTGGATAAAGCGCTTGAGGATTCAGACACAGAACAGCGCGTGTTGTACTACCGTCGCTACGGGGGCTTAAGCCCACGGGTATCAGGCAGCATTTCTTACAGTGCTAAGAAATCGGCAGGCTCTCGAAAAGAAGGGGCTATTTACGACCCTGTAACCGGGACAGTTAACCGAGTAAACCTGGCTAGGGTGCGACGTGCGACTAAAGCTATTGCAGGGGATATTAATGCGTTAAATGGTCGTGGGGCTAACTACGATGCTTCGCGGGTAGAGACTAAGGCAACCAACCGTATCCCAATCTTTGCTCATGATGGAACGGCATCAGGCTACCGCTATGAAATGTTGCATGATCGTGAAGCTAAGCTTCTTGAACGTAACCTAGATTTCACCGTAGTAATGGCATCTTTGTCTGCCAGCTTGGTGGATAAGAAGGAATCCCCTAAGAACAACAAAACCATCGTAGAAGCTTTGTATGCACAGTACCTGGCTGACTTTGCCAGTAATCCAAAAGCGTATGTGGAGATTAGTGAAAACAGCAAAGATCCAGAACATCGTGAGCTGTATGCCATGCTGCCTCCCGAGTTAAAGAAGCACCAGCAGGCTGTGTGGGGAGATACCCCAATGGTGGTCTCTTATGATTCCCTGGATATTGTGTTTGGCTACCGCAAACTAAGTATTACTGATGCCTTTGAAAAGGAAGAAACCGCCCGTACCGCTGCAGAAAAGATCGTGGTTAAGGCGCTTGAAAAGATGATGCCTGAGATCACCAAGATGGTTACCCCGTTTAGGGATAAGAACGGCGATATGCCTGCCACTGTCACCCAGCTCCGGTATGCGGAAGCTGCATGGCAAGGTGTGGTATCGGAGACAAAGGATTTCCTGGTTATCAAAAGTGTGGGGACATTGGTTGGCAACATTCAGAGCAACATCTCCCTGCTCCTGGTCAGCGGGGTTAACCCTGCTCAATTGGTTAAGTCCCACATCGTGGCGTTGCGGGGGGTACTTAACTACAGACGGGATTCTACAGAGCTGCACAAGCTTGAAGCCATGGTTAGCAGTGGTTACCCGCTTCCCAACAGTGCTGATGTACAGGTTAGGATTAAGTACCTGACAGGTATGCTTGAGAGCAATCCAGTTAAGAAGCTCATTGACGCGGGTATGCTGCCTACCATTGTTGAGGACGTTGATCCAGAGAATGATCTCTACTCGCTAAAAGCAGGTCTGAGCAATTACCTGGAAGGGAAGATAGGGGGCAACAAAGTAGGGCAAGCAGCCGTGACCGTAGCCAAGACGCTGTACATGGCTCACGACACGCCTCTGTATCAACTGCTTAGCCATACCACTCAACTGAGTGACTTCGTAGGCCGCTACACGTTGTACCAGCACCTGACCACCCGCGATGAAAAGCGGATGACACACACTGAGGCTTTGGATCGTGCAATGAAGTCTTTTGTTAACTACGACCTGCCAAGTCACCGTGCAATACAGTACGGCAACGATATGGGTATCCTTATGTTCACTAAGTACTACATGCGGATTCAGCAGGTACTGTTTACCTTGTTTAAAGAGGAACCTGCCAAGATGCTTACTGTCATGGCTTTTGGTCAGTTAACCGGTGGTGTGTCTGTGCTCACGGACTCAGGCATTCTGAACAACGTAGGGAACCCACTGAAGACAGGAGCCTTCATGTTCCCAGGTGTGCTGGATGAATCGATAGTTGCTCAGACGATTGGAGCCGCAATCCCTTGAATAGATAAGTCCAGGGATGGACTCTTTTTCTGGGAGGGTATTGGAATAGGGGAATAAACTATTCACCTATTCCAATACCGTCTTTGGTAAAGCCCCCTTCATGGGGGCTTTTTTGTGTCAGCCTTTTTTGGCTTCTCGAGAAGGTCTTGAATAACAAGACCTGACAAAGCTGATATGCCTAATGCCACGGCGAGTGAATAGACCGCTGTTAGGATAATGGAAACGGTGATGCCTATTAAAAACGACATCACCGCAACCACGATCCCTACTGCGCCGTACATAATCCATTTAAAGACTTTGATGGCGTCCATACCAAAACCTTACGAGAACAGGCTTGCGGTTTTTACTTCAATTGCGGTGTCGACTTCTGGATGTTTTTCTTCTTCTACGGGCTCAGCATCTGCTTCAGCACACGCTTCTTCCTGAACTGGTGCTTCACCTTCGGGCTGCTCTTTGACTGTTTCCTGTACAGCTTTAGCCACTGCTTCAGGTGAGCACATAGCAGCCAAGTGCTCAGAGAAGTCTTTGCTTGGGGCAGTGTCCACAATGTCGACATCTGCAGTGAGACCGGAATCACGACGACCTGCCGTGAAGGCGATCGACACAGACTTACCTTTGAGGGTAATGCCTTGTGCAGCAATGTACATCTGGATAGCGGTTTCAATTTCTTTCTGGCGTATCTGGATCAGCATAAAAATTACCTCGGTGTTCTACGCCGCTTTGATGAGCGGCAACATGGATTGGAATGCGTGGCACTTGAGTCCGGCATAGATAGCGCCAATGGCATCAGCCATGTGCTCAGCTTTGGCTTCGCTGACCACGACTTTGCCGTTGGACTTGTAGGTGGGCCACGGTGCTTCTGGATGGGCATTCATAGCCCAGGCGATCATCTCGTTCTTGGAGGCAGTCTTCTTACCAGGTCCAGCCATCTTCACTTCAGTGGGGGTGACCTCAAAGAAGGGATTGCCTGCTGCACGTAGACCGCCCAGTACGCCCACACAGATGCCATAGGAGGCCATTGCACGGGCAGACTGGCTACCAACTGGGACTTCGACAAAGACCGCTTGAGCGCCCTCCAGGTAAGCCTTAGCCCCCTGGTAGAGTTGGCAAGCAGACTCCAAATCCAAGCTGTTCTGGCGTACTTGTTTGCCGGTGGGCAGTACGGCAGAAGTGACCTCCATGTGGAGGATGGTCAGTTGCTTGGTTTCAGTGTCGTACTTGCCACAGGCCAGGCCCCAATTTCTCAAACTGGGGTCCATCCCCGTCACGTTGAGCAGCATTAGATGCCTTGCTCATGCAACCGCTGGCGAAGCAGGTAACCTTCTAATTGCCAAATTTTCTGCATGGCATTCTGTCGAGCAATTGACTCACCTAGCTCACGGTCAAAGTTTTGTGGGGATGCGCACGCAGATTCACCTGTAACAATAAAACCGTTTTTGAGCTGCAACACACAGAAGGTTAGAAAAAATAGGTTGCCTGGATCGGCTTCCAATTCAGTACTTAAAGCTACGGAATGCCCTAAGCAGCCTTCAGCTGCGGTAAAAAAATGCTCAGACGCGATGCTGTCTTGAATCATTTGTGGGGTTACCCTAGGAGCGGTAAGGCCTTTAGCTTGGATTTCTTGCTCAACGGCTTGATCGTTCATTCGGCGTCTACCTTATCTGCACGGGTAATAGCTTGGTCATCGGAGTAGGCACCACTGGCGTAGCGCTTACCCAATAACTTCATTTTGTTAGCGCGCAAGGTCTGTTCACGGGTGATACCCAGCTCAGCCCGTAGCCCTTCTAGGTAAAACTCCAGGTCACCAAGTTCTTCAATGACGTTGGTGATGTCCAGGGACTTGTTGTAGATGACGTACTTCTTGATGGCATCAAGCAGCTCACCCGACTCACCACTGATGCCCATAACCATGTGCAACAGGTGGCAGCGGGACGGGTCTAGGGAATCACGAATAGCACTGCCAGGTTTAGCCAGTGCAGCGACCATGGAAGGAAACGGCGTTTCTTCAATGGCGATTACTTGTTTAGCGGAAAGAGACATAGGGTTTCCAAAATAAGTGCTCATCCTTGAGCAAGGGAAATTAACCGAACAGGCTGGTAGTCGGCTTACCCCCACTGGCCAGGCCACCGATTGCTTTAGGAGCACCGGCAGTACCGCCAGATTTGCTGGTCTTGTTTTTGGTCTGACCGGTCCACTTGGTAGCCCAGGTGTCAGCGAACACAGCAGTGTCTGCTTGTGCGCGGATCTCGGCAGTGGTCTTGCGGTCAGAGGCGCGGAACAGCTTGTCGATTTCGTTCTCGTCACGGGTCTCACCGCTCGGAACGTAGTTACCGGCAGCGTCCTTGATGTTCTTGTCGACGGTCTGCTTAACCAAGCCAACCAGAACTTCTTTGCCCAGCAAGTCCATAACCATGGAAACCTTGGTAGGCACTTCACCTTTGGCGTCGAAGTTGTAGACGTTGACCACTTTGTCTTCAGTGTCCAGCTGGCTGATTTCTTTGCCAGTGGTCAGCAGTGCCAGGGCGTTAGCCTGGATGAAGCCAGGAAGGTAGTTCTTTGCACCGTCCTTCTCGTAGTAGTTCTTGTTGCCCTTGGCATCGCCAGAGGTCATCCAGATTTGCTGACGGACTTCACCGGAACCGTCTTTCAGGGTCAGGTTCAGCGCCAGTGCACCGCCCTTGGATTTCTCCAAGTAAGCCAGTGCTACAGTGAAAGGGTGCAGGCCGGATTCACGCACACGGCTACCACCCAGGTAATCGCGTTCGTCTTCGATGTTAGTGTCAGTAGTCAGGGTTGCGAGCATGTTCATGGTGTATACCTTTGTTCAAGTAAGAGGGGGAGTGCAGCAAGTTGGGTTGAGTACTACTGGTAGTACCCGTGCAGTTGGTTAAGAACCAGTTGCATGTTGTTGTCCATGAAAGTTTCCTTGGTTTCAAACAATCCCAGTGGACCGCGCAGTCGTTCATTGACTGTTTCTTTGGTCAGCTTAGTCTGGAATACATATTTGAAACCTAGGGCTTCTTCTTCCGGTGTGATGGTAAGCAATGAAGAGCCGTAGTCCTTCAAGTTCTTTAATGGCACCTTCTTTGATGCAATAACAAGGCTGAAGTAAGACTCCACGCCGTTGTGCTTGATGGCACCTTTAATGGGCACTTTGGTTTCCATGACCATATCGCCTTCATTCAGCGTGTCATGGGTGTGCGCGGTGAAGATCACATTCTTGGTGGACTTGGCCACATAGTACTGCAGCAGGGTTTTAAAGTACTGAGCGAACGCAGACCATTGAGTCATGGTGTTAGTGGAGCCCACTACATACACCGACTCATACATATCCATTAGATAAGTAAGGGAGTCCACCACAATGGTGTGTACGTCCGGCATGTTTTCTGCGGCTTCAAAAGCCTCGTTAACTTGCAGGGGATCGGTGATGGTGTACTGCTTGAACTTAGCCCGGAAGGGTAAGCGTTTACCGGCCTCACAGTTGAGGTACATAACCCCTTCTGGATTATCCAGTTGCATCAATGATGCGGACTTGCCGGTGGCGGATTTACCGCACAGCAAGACCAGGTGGTCGTTAACAGGACTACTCATTTGAACTCCGAGTAAACGGTTTGTGGAATTTCACCAAGTGCCCGGACGGGCACCTGTTAGTTGTCGAACCAGAAGACCAGGCGATGGTCTTCGCTGTCCGCGTCAGGGGACACGGTGAGCATTGAGTCGATGGTCTCTTTCAAGCGCCCAATCATGTGCTGCACATGCGCAGTCGTTTCATAGGGTCGGGGATTAATAAGCATCTCTGCTTGAACCAGGTGGAGCTCTGCGAGCTTGTCTTCCAGTTCTTTACGGGTCAGCCAGTTTTGGCTGTGTGCGTCCTTACCCCAGTAGTCGTGAACAGCCTGCACTTCAGAGCTGAGGTCTGTAGGTAGTAGGCATTTACCCGGGAAGGCAAAAGTCCAGTCGGTTCTTACGCCGTTGAACAACAGACCAAAGAACCAGTAATCACGGGTTCGATTGGGGAAGTCGTCCATCTGGGGGTAGTTGTTGTCTTCTTTAATGATCTGAAGAGAATCCCCTTGGTCACAGTGCCACCGAGGGTCTATTTTTTCTGGGGTACGGTAGTGCCTGGTTTCGCTATACCAATGGATGTCGCAGCCCATGGTTCCCATCTCCACTCTAGTTTGGCCGGAGGCGTCTACTAGACGCATGCCGGTTGCAGCCATCACCATCGAGGGTGTTCCTGCAGAATTAGAAAAGGCCCCGAAGGGCCTTTGATTAAGCGGCGCGTTTGGCCAGTGATCGGCCTACGGTGACCATGATGGTGCCCATCAGTTCTGACTCATCGAGCTTGTCGACCATCTTGTTATTGAGGTCGAATACACGGATGCGTACCCCGTCAAAGTCAAAGCCAGCATCCACCAGGACCATGGCGTACTTGAGCATCTGGTTATTGCGGTTGCCGTCACCACTGTTGTTGATCACCCAGCGTTCCAGGTTATCCAGCGACTGCTGGCTATCGAAGCGAGCCTGACGGGCCTCGTTCTTACTGGTTTTCGGGATGAAGGGCAGGGCATCCAACATCTCACCTTCGTTGTACTCAAAGTGGCCGGTATGGCTTAACCACTTGCGTGCCCGCTGGTTGGTGGCATCGTCTACCTGGAATGGCAACCACTGGAAGATGTTGGCCATGAACTCTTTGAAGTCCTTGGCGTCCAGCTTCAGCTCGTAGTTGAGGGGCAGGATGATACGGAAGCGGTGCTCCATATCGGTGTGCCGCTTGGTGGTGTACATCAGGAACTTGTAGTCCTTGAGCAGCAGCTTGGCTGTGCTCATGTTCACCCCACCGTCGACATCGATCACCACCAGGTTGAAGCCTGGGATGGCGTTGTCTTCGTTGCGGTACCCGTCCTTCAGGTGGTGGCTGACCCAGTGCATGCCTTGTGCTTGGGTGAGGCGGTGCAGTTGATCGAACGGTGCCACTTCGTTTTGGAAGTTGGCCACGATGTCGTTGCTGTAGCTGATGACCATTTTGCTCAAGTCAGTTTCCTTGAGGCTTTCGCCACGCAGAAACTCAATGCCATCGTTGAAAGCTTTTTTGATGATGACGTTGTTCTTGTAGCCCCACGCCGTGGCGTGCATAAGCATCTCGTTCTTCTGAGAGACACCGCCCTTGTAGAACGGGAGGTCTTCCACCAGATCAGCCTGGGTGACTTCCTTACCCACAGCTGCCAGGTACTTGGCCAGTTTCACGTAAGGACGGTCACGGGTGAGCATTAGCTCAAATGCAGCGCCACTATCCTCAGCCAGTTTCATGGCAAAGTGCAGGTGGTCTATTGTCAGCTCTGTCGAGTCGTCGATAAAGGCATAGGCACCCGCCAGCTTGAGCACCTTGAAGTAGCGGTGGGACATCTCTGCCTTCTGCATCTCGGCGTGCTCTGGCAACAGCTCTGCAGTGCGTTCGCAATGCAACCGGTACTCGATGAGTTCCAGGCTGGTTTCCTTGGTCATTACCAGCTTCTTGTTGACGTTGATAATGTCAGCCAGGTTAGCCAGCTTCTGCGCGATTTCGTCCAGGTACCCATCAGATTCCTGGTTTGTGTGCAGGTCGTAGATGGCTTCTTTTGTGAGCTTGGTGTTTTTAGTGGCTCCCTTCAGGTAGCCGAAGAAGCACCGGCGAGAGTACCCAGTGTCCATGAATGCCAGGAGCGTTTGTTCTACCTGAGCACCGTCAAAGAGCCGGGAAGGTGTACCAAACAGCATCATGTTGGTGGGCGTGTTACCGCGGATCTCCTCGCTGCGCTTGTTCTCAGCAGAGTTCTTGATCAGCTTGGACTTCACTTCGCCCTGGTCGTACAGCTCAAGGAAGGTCTCCAACACTTCGCTGTTGCTCATCAGGTTGCAGCCGATCTCATCGATCTCCAGGTTCACAGAACCTGCGTCTGCCATGAGGAGCTTATGGCGCATCTGCTTAACAGCAGGCGCAGTGCCCGAGTTAAAGCTAAACAGCAGCTCACCCAGCCCCTCGAATTCCTTGCAAACCCTTTCCAATTCTTCATCGGGGTCACAGCTTTTGCGCAGCGCTCGCTTGTTGGCCAGCTTAGGCAAGTTGCGTTCAGCTAACAGAGGAAAGGTTTCGTGCTGGAAGCGCTCACGGAATTGCTTGATCACGCTCTTTTCAATGATCCCGGTGGAGTAGCCTTTGCCCGTACCGGATGGGGACAGGTTGAGGGCGTACATATTGACGGGGATGTCACCGCGGTCTTTTGTAGCGATCATGCAGCGCATTTGTGAGGCGACTACTGAGAAGTAGTACGCCACCAACACACGGAAAAACAACGGACTGGTGTTCTGCGTCTTATCGCAGAGGATTTGCACCAGCTTCTCTGAAGCAGGGTGATAGTCCATTTCATCAAACGAAAGCATAGGAGTCTCCTGGTTAAAGGATGAGGTCACCGGAGGCTACGAGGCCTTGGGCTTGTTCACAGATGGGGAAGGCTGGGCAGTACTTGCAGGCCACGACTTGGCCAGGTACTTCTTTAACCATGCCTAGGTTCTTGTTCTCAGCCATGAAGATGTAAGCATCCTGCTTGTTGTCGAAGTTCTTGGTTGAACGCGACATCTTTTCTGGATTTTTGTAGTACTTGAACTGCGCTTTTTTACGCCACAGGTCTTTATCTGTGCAGGGCGGCAGCTCGTTTTGGGGGAGGTTCCAGTTGGTGTCGATCAGGCGAATCTTCTGCTCCACGAAGGATTCAGCTTCGCGTACTGACTTGAGCTTGTAGACCCTCTGCATCACACGTTTGGCGGGGTACTGGGCATCGCTGCGAGCCAGGGCACTGGACCAGTCGGTAAAGATGAACTGAATGGCCAAGGTGTCTTGAGTCACGATGTCCTGGTTCAGCCAGCGGTACAGACTGCCTTGCCAGATGTATTCCTCATCTTTGGTGTTGTTGATCCAGGTGTAGACCGAGGTGGTCTTGAAGTCTTCAACACGACCGTCGCCCACGAAGTCGAACTTACCGCTGACCTTACGGCCACCGATCATCTTGCTGGAACGGCGCTCCAGGTAGACAGGAATGCAGCCGTCATACAGCTGGTGGGGTTCTGGGTTAACCAGGACTTTATCCACCATGCCCTTGGGGTAGCCCAAGGCAAGCATGGCTTCGCTGGAGTTGGTCAACCAGGAGCGCTCAATGCCATCGTGAATAGCCGAGCCCAGGCGTGATGGGACCAAGCCATCAATATCAGCCAGGCCTAACTCTTGTGGCACTCGGGCACCCAACACAAGTTGCTTGAGGGGTTTAAGGAGTGCTGTAACTGAAATGGTTTCAGCATCGTAATCGTAGTTATCCGTGGCGAGAAAGACCGCCAGCGACAGTGGGACTGAGCTGTTATTAAGAAAACGGCGCATGGTATTACCTGTTTGTTGGAGGTCTGGATTCATACCCAGTTATAAAGAACCGCCTGTTTAACCAAGTGAGGTACTTCAGTTTGACTACGCGAGTAGCCGCTGGAATGTGGGGTAAGTCTTCGGTGTGGATACGAGCCAGAACTTTACTGTCAGGTGATTCTGGGTCATCCCTACAACTGTAGTAGCGTGTAACGAAACGGGGGATGACCCATAGCAACATGGTTATTCCTCAGCAGGTTTATTGATTTGCAGCCAGCGATTCAAGGTATCGCGTGCTTCTTTAATGTCCATGTATTGAGTCTTACCGCCCGTGCGTACGCCGGACAGTAGGATCTTCTTACTTGAATGGTGGAGGGCACCACTGAAGTCCTGGAGCTCAAAGCGGTGGTGCACTAAGTACACGTCCGCTTCGTTATCCCCGGAGAAGTCTTTGTAGTACTTGGGGTAGAGTTCAGACATTGAGGGTTCTTCGTTGAAGCGGCCCTTGTCCATAAACTCGACGGTGAAAGTTTCGCAGTCCTTGCAATAGTCCTTATCAGTATTGGAGGTAATAACTACCCCGCACCCAATAGACTTGCATTGGTGCATGATGCGCCCTGTTAGTGGTGGTTGGATTAAGCGGTAATGTTATACCGCTGCGGAGACTGAAGTAAGGGCCAAGTGTCGGTTGATATGAAACATCACCAACTTAATTGCTTTGATGTACTTCTGTGCTTGGCGTTCTTCAATGACCATCATGGCCATGACTTCGCGTGTGTTAATGACGGGCATGCACTGCAGGATGTTGTACAGCCGATTAACACTGAGGGGTTTAGACCCCCCTGTTGTTTGCTGATGGTCCAGTCGTGCTATGCCCTGGATGATGTCATCAATGGGGCAGTTCTCAGCATGCGGCTGGTGCCGCTGCATGAAGTCCATCAGGGTGTTGTCGATGTTGCGGGCACGGGGCTGGCGCTGGGTGTTCATCACCCGGCTGTAGCGGATGCGGTCGACTCGAGATTTACCCAAGTGAGCCGAGAAAAGCGGCATTGCATCGATGTTGTCAAAAGGCATTTGGGGAGTACTCCGACCCAAAATGACGGTCTCGTAGAACGTCGCATTATATAAAGGACCCCCCTCTCCCTCTTAAATCGAGGTCAAACGGGGTCCCTCACTGAAGAATGCAGTGAGTAGCCAAGGTGTAGGAATCGCAGAGCGCGAGGAACGCGCCTAGAAAAGAAGATTCAGGTGAGCGGCGCAGTGCCCGAGGAGGAGCGCAGCGACGATCGAAGGAGCACGGGAGCCGGCGAACCGGCGTGCCAATAAGACCTTAGTAGGGGGTCTCAGCGGCAGGCATCATAAGCGGGCATATCGCCATTAGCTATAGGGTATATAGAAAATAGTTATTAGCTAATAACTCCTGGCTATAAGCCGTCCTACACCGCTGACGCACTCCCTGCGTCCTCACTACGTTCGTCCTTGGGGTGCTTCGCGGTTCGGACTGGAATACTGAGGGCTACGCGCTACAGGCCACGCACTCGTCTTTCACCACCACACCGCTACGTGAGTAGATGTAGTACTGGCTCAAGATGTTTTCATCCAACAGCACTGCAGTTAGGAGCTCTGCGATGAGGTCTTCAGAACCATCCTCTGGCACGTAGAAGTTCAAGCTCTGACCCTGACAGGTCCACTTCTGACGTAGGCTGGCGTGACGAAGCAGGACCATCTGTTGCATCTCAAAAGCGTTCTTGTAGACCGCCTTCTCATGCTCGCTGAGGAAGTCCAGGTGTTGACCTGACCCCAGGTTGTCGATGACGCTTTGGATGGTCTCTTCGTTGTAGGCACCCCGGCTTTTCATGAGTTCGTAGAACACGGGAGTGATCCGGCGCAGCTCACCAACACTGGAGCCAGCGTCATAGATCAAGCCAGGATCTGGGAACCAGGACTCGCTGACACCACCCATGAGCAGGGCAGTGGTCTTGGTGGGTGCATAGGCAATGCGGTGGGTGTTACGCACCCCGTAGCCCTTACACCATTCTGGTTCACCGTACTCTGTGGCCATCCACTGACTGGCACGCAAGGATTCGTCATGCAGGTGCTTGGCGATCTTGCTGCTGAGGAACTGAGCATCCAGACTTTCGTACGGGATGTTGTTCATCTGCAGGTAGGTGTGGAAGCCCATGATGCCTAAGCCAATGGCACGGCCCTTGAGGGTGAACTCACGAACCTTGTCCAGCCCAGTAATGCCTACTGCCTTTTCGATGAACTCCGAGCACAGGCAATCCAAGAACACGGTGGCAATGAACACCGAATCGTTATTCTCGATGTGGTCCCAGTGCACCAGGTTCATAGACGCCAGGATGCAGGAGTAGGTCAGCATCTCCGAGCTGTGAAGCATGATCTCGGTGCACAGGTTGGTGGCTTCAATGAACAAGCCCCAGTCCTTGTACATCTGCGGACGGTGGCGGTTAGCCGTGTCCACTTTGAAGATGTAACCCTTGCCGGTAATCAGCTTGGTGTACACCGCCTTGATCCAGCGACGGTTAGCTTCTGGCTCATTGGCCTTCAGGCGATCGATGAATGAATCACGGATGATCCAGCCATAGTTCTTACCGTTGTGGTCGTGAGCCAGGCTATCGCATGCCTCATCCCAGTCACCGTGCTCGATGTCCAGGTACGCGCCAATAGAGCCGCGACGTGCACCGCCTTGGCTGATCTTGGACACGGCTGTGAAGAAGTCGTTGATGACCTCTACAGCACCATTGGCTTTGCCGCCTTTGCTAATCTTGCTGCCGCGTGCACGGATCTTGCTGAAGTTGGCTGAAGTGCCAAAGCCTTGCTGAGACAGCAGTGCGGTTTCTTTCAGGCCATCGTAGAAGCTGTGAACGCTGTCCTGAATGTCCTGACCGGAACAGGCCACCATCATGCCTCGATCGGTACCGGTGTTAGCCAGTGCAGGTGAGGAGGGCGACAAGCGACCTTCCCACAGCTCATTAAAGAACTTCTGCTCCCACTCCAGCTCATGGCCTTTCACGTGCTTAGCCAGGGTGTGAGAAATCTTCAGGTGACGTCCATAGACGGCGGCTTCACCTGGGACCTGGTACTTCTTTTTGAACATCTGCCAGCCCTGGGTGGTGTACCACAGTGGCAGGCGACCCAGTTCCTGTAACTGCTTACGCTCAAGGCTGAGCTTTTCAAACTCTTGCAGGGTGGATTCGTCCACGTTGCCTGTGATTTCAAACGCCATGGACCATCTCCAACTTAAAGCCAAGTTTGTATTGAGCCCAGTTACGGGTGTATTGCAGCTGGGTATTGGCGAAGAAGTCAGGGACTTTCACCGTGGACAGTTGCTGGTAGAACCAGGTGCTGATGACGCCGTTCTTGTTGCCAAACAACGGCTCCATTTCCAGGCGCTTGAGTACTACGTCGATACGGTCTTCGTGGAAGGCCAGCAGCTCGTCTTCAGTGACCACACGGTTACCCGGCACTTCAAACAGCTTTCGGGTGATCTGGATTTCGTGCTGTGACACGTCACGGGCCATTTGCAGGATCTTGCGCTTGAGGGCAGCGTCCTGCTCAGGACTGTGGTTACCGGCTGCGATACGCTCAGCACGGCACTGACGGAACAGTTGCGCTGAAGCGATCGAGTGGAAGTTCTCATCCTTGGTACTGCCATCGATACCACTGACGAAGTGGCCAATCATGTTGAAGCCGCGGCTGTTGAAGCCTTTGAAGAAACCCAGTGCAGTGAACAGTACAGCGCCTTCTAGGAAGGCCAGTGCTGCAGTTACCTCCAGGGCATCTTCGCTGGCTGCACACTCACTGATAAAGCGAATGCGTTCTGCCAGTACCGGGTCTTTCTTCCACTGGCTGTAGAACTCGTCGTTGGCCTTGCCCAGTACTTCGTTAGCTAGGTTGTAGAACGGGGCATGGGAACCCAGCTCGACGTTGGCAAAGCAGGCGCACATGCGCTGAATCTCAGGACGGGGGAACATGCGAGCAATCTTGCCGCCCCACATCTCATCGCCGCCGATCATCAGCTCGTATTGAGTAATGATCGACTGTGCGGTGAGGATGCCGTGCAGCTCGCCTGGGGTCAGGTTGGTGCGAAAGTCTTGGGCATCCTGCTCCACACCGAGCTCTTCGGCTGGCCAGAACAGCGATTGCTGGGTAATGGCCATCTCAGCGGCCCACGGGTAGCGAGCCACATAGGAGTCGGTTGGGGTTTCAATCTGGCTCAGGTATTCGCTCATTTGGTCTCCCCAACGAGTGCGGCCCAGCTGACTGGGAAGAGTGGACGGATGATCTGGTCGACCTCAGCAAACAGGTCTTGGATCTCTTTTTGTGCGTGCGCATCGCTGCGGGCGACATAAGCTTGGGAGAATGCGTATAGCGAGCCAGTCCATACCCAGTTCACTTCAGTGCCTTGGGGTAAGACCATGCGCGCTTGTTCAGGGCAGACACCCCCTCTTAGCATTGATTTGTACAGGTGCAGGGCAGCAGCCCAGTTATCCCTGTATTCGGCCTGCCATAGTTCGGTGTCTTCATGGATACCTGCACTGCCTTGTTTTACGTCTTCAGCAGCAGCACGAAAGTGCGTAGGGATGAACAAGGTAGGGGTGGACGTTATATAGCGACGGGACTCTTCTGATTCCACGAAACCAATCTTGTGCTTAAACGCCTGACGAGCAATGGGCACCGGTGCCGACATACGCAAGGTAATGTGTGGGTGTGCGAAGGGAACCCAATGTTCTGGAATACTGCGCAAGTAGTTAGCCAGGTCTTTGGCTTTGTTGTAGTCAGTGACATCCACCATCTTCTTGATGAGGCTGTCCCAGTCACCCGACTTCATACCGCGAGCCAGGAAACGAATCAGGTTGTTGTTTTGTTCTTCCGTGAAGTTCTTCGCCAGGTCGGCAAAAGAATGGCGAGCATAGTTCGCCACCGCACTATCGGTGAGATAGTGGTCTTCGTATTTAGCGTGCATTAAAGTTCCTGTAATAGAGGTGAGTGGAAGAGTGGCACTACGGTTGAGGGTCGAGTAGTTTAAGAACTCAATCGCTAACTGTCTTGTACAATGCGTGACTTTGTTTAACCGGGGAAGTGTATGAGTATTGATTTTTGCGGTACTGGCCAGTGGAGCGGTCCCAAACCAGGTGATCCCGATAACAACAGTATCTTGTACGCAAGCCCTGGGTTTGGTGGTATTGATGTAGCGTGGACGTACCCTGGAGTAAACCCGCATGCCGTTGCGCATGTAATACTATTCAGAAGTTCATCGTTTGACCCAACGACTATGGTGCAACATGCCATTGTCGATGGCTCTTTTTTCTTTGATCGCATCGACTCAGCCACCCCTATTCAGTATTACTACTGGATCAGGATTGTTTCCATTAATGGCACCGTAGGGGATGTTATTGGGCCTGCCAGTAGTACGGCGCGAAGCAGTATTGAAGACACTATAGAATCACTCAGCGGTAAGATTAATGAAGGGGTTCTATCACAAACCCTTAAAGCTGAAATTGACCGTATTAAGGTTAATGCCTTTGATCTCTCTCAAGAGATACTGGACCGGGCATTAAATGATGATGCCTTGGGGGCTTCGTTTAACACGATCCAGGCCTTCTCAGAAGAAACCCGTGCATTGGTACAAACAGAAGCCATCGCTCGGGCGGAGGCCGACTCAGCCTTTGTAGGGGTAGCAAACACCCTGTACGCAAGTGTTGAGCAAAACACAGCCTCTATTCAGGACTTGTCCCAAGTTATTGTGGAGGTGGACGCTGCTAGTGCACTGAGGGTGTCTCAAGCAGAGGCTCAACTGGGGAGCAATCTAAGCCAGGTAGAGCAGTCCATGAGCAGCGATATTGAGCGAGTGGATGGGCGCATTGTGACGCTCAGTGCTCAATGGACGGCCAAGGTTCAGGTCAATGGTTTGATCGGTGGCTTTGGTATCTATGCCTCTGATGACGGCACAGTAAGTGAAGTGCAGGCAGGCTTTGATGTAGATGCATTCTTCGTAGGCCGCTCTACTACAACAGGCATACGCCCATTCATTGTTGCAGGTAATGAAGTCTTTATTAACGGGGCAGTAATCAACTCCCTGACGTTTAACAAACTACGTGCAGATGACGGCAGCCTGGCATTTGCTAACGGTAAGCTACAGGCCAAATACATTGAAGTAGAAAATCTTTCGATTACTAATGCCAACATCAAGGGTGACCTTAAGTCAGATAACTATGTGCCGGGTGTCCGTGGCTGGATCATAAAAAAGTAGACGCCATCGCCCTGGCTTACCCACAGGGAGATGGCAGTACAACAACTGGGTTGTTCATGGCGGAGTTTAATGACGCCACCTTTGCAGGTGACGTGTCTGGATTGGATGGGACGTTCTCAGGGACGTTAACCGCACAGGCCATTAACGCGGCTAACAACATCAACATTGCAGGTAACTCTGTAGCACGAACCACAGTCAGTACGCGTGCTAAGTCTAATGGATTTGACGACGACTCTGTGTGGCGGTCTGTGCACTCACACACAGTCTTAGTACCTTCTGAGGATCATCAAGGTGGGTGGTTAAATACAGCTATCCAATACAGCGTTTACGATCGAAAAGGCAGCGAGAACTGGCACTTTCCTGCTCAATTGCGTTTTAGGATAAACGGCCTAGTTATATACACCACACCCAATTGGATTCCTTTAGGGGACTTTTACAAGTTGTATGGTGATATGTACTCTGAAATTGTATACCGTGCCCCTGCTCCAGGTGCTTACACCATATCCATGGATTTAAGGGTGGAAGACAGAACCACCAATATGTACATTGAATTTGTAAACACGGTGTTTAGAACCGATTACTTCAGGAAATAGTATGTCGTTTGTTGAGCTGTCTAACACATTGTTTCGCGGACACCTGAAAGCGGCATCAGGGTCAGCTAAATTCAAACTTACTGCGCAGGCTATTAATGCTGTAGACACCCTTAATATTAACTACAACCAAGTCACGTATGACCGTCTTATTACGTACACCAGGGCATCCCAAAGTGCAGGTTCTGTACTGGTCGCCATTGAGTTAGACATCCCTGACACGTCAGCGTGGGTAGAAATTGTGGCGTACGGTACTTATGCCGGGGGTGTGACTGTAGACGGAGGCTGGCGTATTAATAGAAACCGTAGATCCCCCAATCAACCTTTACTGCCTTTTGTGGAGTTAGTGTTGTTGGGTCAAGGGAAGCACACGGTGCACCTACGCTCAGCAGGATCGGGTGCAAGCTCTGGTCTGATTCTATGCCGGTACATCAGAGCAACGGGGGGTTAGTGTGGACACGGGGTATGCGGAATTCAATGACTCAACGAGCAAGTTGCGGGGCATTATGGTGGCAGGTAACGGCACCTTTTCGGGTACTTTTTCTGCCCAGAACATCAATGCTATTTCTCACGTTAATGTGCGGGACGGGGCGGTATCTGCCTATATAGGGTTCAACTTTCCTCAGGGAAGTACCTCAGCTGCATTTGCAGTACCCGGTCAAGTGGACGCGTCCGTGGCAGACATTACTATTCCCCTGTCGGTATTAAGCTATGGTCCCTCTACAAACTTCCCTGGTTACATTACATTGTATAAAAACGGGCAATTGCTGCAGCGGGCAAGTATAGGACTCGCCACCACCATAGGGTTTTTTCAGGTGGCTCGTTTTATTGACAGTGATGTCAGTGGAACATCGTATTACCAAGTGGTGTTACAGGGTTCAACCTTTACTTACTATATAACAAGAACCTCCAGTAAAAATGGGGATTCCTCCGTAAAACGGGAAGGCAGCTTAAGCTTAGGTTTAATTGGTGCGGTCACAGTTGGTTTTAGAAAGAGGTAAGTAATGATTACTGCAACGGTGTATGAAAAAGAGCAAGGCCAAGTATTAATGACCGTAGAAGCCCCTGATGAGGAGACCGTGCACTTACAAATACAGAACCCCAGCAAAGAGGAAATTCTCTGGGGGGAGAAGATTGACGGACAACTCTTCTACTTTGTAGCAGGGTCCGTGGTGCCGCGACCTGTGTTTCCTTTGGAGATTAAAAACGGACTCACTGTGGCCACTGGCCAAGTAATCCGAATCAGTAAAATACCTATTGGGTGTACGGTGCGTTATCCAGGGGGTACCGCGGTAGTAAACGATGGCTACATTGAGTGGTCGTCTGTAACAGCAGGCACCTTTGATTTTTCTTTTAGTCTTTTCCCCTACCAGGAGATGTCCCTCAATGCCATCGTTAGGTAGTTACGACGAGCTGCGCCAACAAGTGGCTTCAGTGGAGGATATTAATGCGGCCAGGGACAGTGCAGAGAAGTTGGTGAAAACCTCCAGGGGCATCTTGCAGTTTGATGCTCAAAGCGAACAGCGCATGCGTTTAGTACTGGCTTCCCTTAACGGCCCCGGTGAGCGGGTACTGTGGAAGATGGCGGATAACACCACTGTCGAACTTTCCGAGACCACTATGAGTGCGTTGATTGAAGAAGCGACCGCTAATATGGGTGCGCGCATTCAATCAGTGTTTGCACGGGCCTCGTTGTTAAAAACCAAGAAGAACTTAGGGCAGGTGGTAACCCTCAGGGATATTAGTACAGAACAGTGGTAACAAGTACGATGTTAATTTGACCCAAGTGGTAGGTGTAGTTAGATTGGCGGCACTATCAGAGTTACCTATCTGATATTCTAGAAGTACGTCTTCAAGGTAGAGGGCTTTCTAACTCCCTCTACTACTTGGAGACACTATGTCTGCTTTTTCTGATCACCTTGAAAGTACACTAATCAACGCTACTCTGCGCGGCTCTACTTACACAGGTTCTTCGGTGTTCGTGGCACTGTTCACCGCTAACCCTACGGATGCTGGTACAGGCCTTGAACTGGTGGATAGTGGTTATGTTCGCCAGCGTGCGCACACCACAGTTGCTTCTGATGGTTTTACTGTGCCTGCTAACGGCTCGTCCAGTAATACGCGTAACTTGATCTTCCCAGCAATTGTGGATGCTCAAAAGACCGTCACTCATTGGGGTATTTTTGACGCACAGAACAGCGGTAACTTGCTGTATCACGCCGCCATGCTTAACCCTAAAACACTTGACCCAACTGACGTACTGTCGTTTCCCGTAGGTTCTCTCATCATCACGTTGAGTTAATCCTATGGTCTTGCGCTTTGGTCGGACGGTATTCGGCGGGTCTGCTGTAGGACTTGTTTCTGCGGCAGGTATAGCGCTGTGTTCGGCCCAAGCTCAAGGGTATTTCAATACGATCCACCCTTCGGGGGGGATTGTTGAAGTTCTGGCTCAGGCCGAAAGCAACGCTTTCAGGCAAACCAGTGCAGGTGTTTCCCTCTCTTCTGCAACTGCCAGTGCTACAGGCTCACCTGAGATTCTGTATGCGGGTTCAGGTACGTCATCTGCTAAGGCGGATGCAGCATCCACCCTCAACGCACAAGTGCAGTACAGCGCTTATGGTTGGGTGATGGCAGAAGCCACCCTCAACGGATCGATGTTCCGTTACGCCAAAGCACGTGGGCACGCTGCTAATGCAACAGCCTCTGCTGAAGCAGAAGGGTCTGTTTCGCAGATTGGTGCACCTTCTCCAGCTTTTGCAAACGCTTGGGGATTCGGTACCACTTATTACGTTGGGGGAAGTACTGCAGAAGCTGCAGCATCTCTTTTAGGGAGTGCTTCCCAACAAGTAGGTGCAGGCGGTGCAGGGTACGCACAGAGTAGTGCCTCTGCTGTGTGTGTGCACGAACACGGTGGTGCAGGCGTAGGCACTGCAGTAGGTTTTGGATCAGGCGAGCCTGCAGTACAAGTTGGGGGTATCCGGTACTTTACTGCGACTGGTTTTGCGGAATGCACTGCAGCCGTTGAAAACACCTTTATTGGTATTCACCAGGCTCAAACTGGTTGGGCTACTGCGCTTGCTTCGGGTAACGGCTATTTCCAGATTGGTGTACGCGGGACAGGTATTGCCACAGCGGTATTGTTAGGGGATGGCTTGGCAGCATCAACTGCTGCAACAGCAATAAGCGGAGACTCCTCTTCGACTGCTACAGGCGTATCCAAACTACTGGCTAAGGCTAAAGGCAGTGCTGCAGGCGTTGCTATTGGATCGGGTTCAGCGGTAACTGTTAATACCAAAACATACGGTGCGGTTGCAGGTGCAACGTGTTCAGCGACTCAAGTGATCGCTACTAAAGTAACCATCACTAAAGTTTACCCTGATGTCGGCTATGGGGTGGCTGCTCTTAATGGTCGGCAATACCGCACTGTTTTGGTATACCCACTACCGAGTGGGGGTAGTGCTTCTGCCAGTAACAATAGAAACATACGTAACCGTGTAGGTTATGGTGTTGCGATAGCTCGTGCAGTGAGTACTGCGGCAGGTACTCGGATTCGTACTGGGAGTTCTTCAACCACTGCAGTTGCTTCTTTACAGGCAACCGTACAGTACGATGTTTTACCTCTTGTATCTGTTGCGACGTCTACCCTACAAAGCCGCTCTATCCGTGGCCATTTTTCTATTGGCTACGGTAACGCAGTGGCTATTGGTATTGGTGCAAACCAAGTAAATGATTTGGTGCCTGCACCAGGTGAACGTACCCTTTATAGTTTGATGGAACAGAGAACTATTACAGTCGAATTGGATAACCGAATTTTGATTATATGAGGCATCCATGCAGACATATTTAAAACAACCCAATGATGTACTGGATTATGACGTGGATATGTCTGGTTGGTTTTCCAGCATCCCAGGGGACGACATTCAATCTGTGGCACTTACTGTAACGTCTGTAAGTGAAGAAGTTCCCAGCCTGGTATTAGGACCGGCACCCCATCCAGAATATGTACTGATGGGTGTAATTCCAGTGTCCTTTAAAATCTGGATTGGTGGCGGTACTGATTACCTGGATTATGTGGTCACCTGTGTGGTCATGACTGAACAAGACCGGCGTAAAGAAATTGAATTTAAAGTAAAGGTGCGTAACCGATGAGTATTGAAAACTTTGTACAGTGCACTTTAGTTACTCCGGTTACTGCCAGCAGTACTGAGCTTGTTTTAGTAGCGCCTACAGCACCTTATAAGTACCCACCAACTGATGGGGGTGTACTGACTCTTGTAGACAGTGTGGGTCGACCTTCGTTTGTTGAGTTCATCCGGTATACCTCACGCATAGGTAATGTGTTGTATGGGGTAACTCGTGGTATCGAAGGCACTACAGCGCGTGCCTGGTCCGGTGCGACTTTTGCTTACCAGTCGCTTACGGCGGGTGAGTACGTGGCGGACCTTGCCGCCAAGCTCCCCGCATCTGCTATCGGCGTCACGGTGCAAGCGTATGACGCTGACACCGCTAAAACGGACGTGGCGCGGACTTGGACAGCAGTGCAGACCTTTGGCAAGGCCACGTATGGCACACGGGTAGCTATTCCAGCTTCCAGCATCGACGTAAGTGCGGGAGATATTTACACCAAGACCATCACCGGGGCGACTACCTTTACGGTAGCCAACACGCCTGCGAGCGGCACCACAGCGAGTTTCCTTCTTGACCTTACCAATGGTGGGGCGGGTGTTGTGACGTGGTGGGCTGGAGTTAAATGGGCAGGCGCTACTGCCCCCAAGCTAACAGCGGCGGGGCGTGATGTGTTGGGGTTCTTTACCCATGACGGCGGCACGACTTGGAGCGGGCTGGTGCTAGGGGTGGACGTTAAATGATTAAGGACTTTTTACTTGGCGCAGCAGGTGCCGGAGGTAAAATCCAGCAGGTAGCTGCGTTCTCTCGTGGCGCATCTGTAGGGGACGTACATACCATTACGGGTTGCAGTTTCGGTGCAGCCGAAGCCGGTCGGGTAATTGTTGTTTGTATGGCTGTCACTGGGGTTGTGTCGTCCGTAACCATAGGGGGAGTCTCTGCTGCGAACGTAGGGGGTGCTATTTTCTCCGCCACCGTGCCTACAGGTTCATCAGGCAGCGTAGTTATTACCTACGCACCAGGCGGCACAGTTTATGTCGAAGGTGTGGTTATCCGTGTTGCGGATCTTAGCTCAGGCACTCCAGCGTTTTCAGACACCAGCAACTACTCAGGCACCTTGCCAATAGCTCAGGTCAGTACGTATACCCTCGAAAACGTAGCACAGGTAATTGGTACGACTTACGAGGTATGGGTAAATGGCTCCCCAATGACCGTTACAACGGTTGGAGGAACCTCAACTATCAGCATCTTGAACTCAATGGTATCGCGGGTTAATAACGCGGCTGGTACTGGCCTTTACATTGATGGCTTAGTCACAGCAGTGCGAAGCAGTTACAGGATGATCCTCTCCTCCGATATAAACGGACTACCGTTTACGGTTGAATCGGCTGTGTCCAACCCAGCCTTCGTGCATACCAATTCGACTCCCTCCCAAAGCACCAACGGTGCGTTTGGGGAAACCCCTGTGCGCGGTATTGTCCGTACACCTTCGGTGGGCGTAATCATTGGCTGTTCACACGGCAGCATTGGCGGGATGCCGCGCCTCTCTATCGCGTTCAATGAAGTGCTAGGTGAGGCGACAGGGATGGCTGCGGGCCGGGGTGTTATCCCGTACTCAACTACCGCCTCGCTCAACAACATCACTTGGGCCGGTATTACTGAGCAAACCGATAACGAAATAGCCAACGGCGCTGTGATAGCAGGCTTCCGAAATAACACTGTTGCCGTTTTCCAATAGGAGTAGCCCATGCTGTACTTGAATACAATAACAGGAGCCTACGGGGTATCGTTTGCAGATGCCATAAGGCAACACACCGGTGCGAGCGTCCCGCAAGGCACCGCGGCGTTTGGTGATTTTAAAGGGTACACACCCGTAAGTCGCCCAGCGTATCACCAGGTAACCGAAATGGTTTCCGAGGCTGCGCCTATCGGTGGCACCCAGCAGTGGGTCGTGTTCGCGCTACCTGCTGAAACGATTGCCCGTAACCAACTACAGGCCCGCACTGTTGCTCTCAGTCTTAACAATGCAGTCTACGAAGACGCCATTGCCTCACTCACAGCAGGCTACCCACCCAGCGAGATTGCAACCTGGGAACGCCAGCGTGAAGAAGCCGTGGCGTGGAATGCCGACAATGCAGTTGCTACACCTTGGATTAACATAGCCGCGCAAGCCCGAGGTATCCCACGCACTGAGTACCTGAGCCGCACCTATGCCAAGGCTACGCAGTTTGCGCACGCCAGTGCTTACCTGACTGGCTTACGGCAGCGTTACGAGTCGGCTATCAATGTAGCAAGCGACCCTAGTACCGTGGCTACTAATTACGACTTACCGGGTGCCCCATGACTGTCCAACTTGCTTTATACAAAGGTAAGGGGCAGATAGGTAACGCATTGATCCGTTGGTGGACTGGGAGTATTTACAGTCACTGTGAACTGGTTGTTGACGGTTGGTGCTACAGCAGCTCGATCATGGACAAGGGTGTTAGGCGCAAGCAGATTGATTTGGACAGCGGTAACTGGGAGCTGGTTGATTTGCCTTGGGCTTACCGGTCGGATGTCCTTAGTTATTTTAAGGCCACCGATTCGGATACCTACGGCTGGCTTCCACTGCTAGGGAGCCAGATCCTTAACCGCAATCAGGCACAAGAGGGTTCTCAGTTTTGCTCTCAATGGTGCGCCAAAGCATTGGGTCTGCCAATAGCAGCTTCTCTTAATCCAGCAATGCTAAAAGATGTAGGTGTATGGGTTAATCTAGTGGTATTGCCTTCATTGATACGAGGTGGTTATGGGTGCGGAAGTACTTCAACAGGATAAGGAGCCAAGCTGGCTAGTTGAAGCACGCAAGCATATTGGATTGAAAGAGATTAAAGGCGGTACCCATGCCCCAGAGATTGTTCAGTTCTGGAAAGATATTAAACGCGGTGGTATCAAAGATGATGAAACTCCCTGGTGTGCAGCTTTTGTAGGCGCAATGCTTGAGCGTGTTGGTGTTAAATCCAGCCGATTTGAAAGTGCCAAGTCCTACTTGCAGTGGGGTCAGCTTATCCCTGAACCTGTCGTGGGCTGCGTGGTGGTGTTCACCCGCGAAGGTGGGGGGCATGTTGGTTTTGTAGTAGGGCAGGACACGTCAGGCAACTTGCTGGTGCTGGGGGGAAACCAGGGTGATGCAGTCAATGTGCGCTCGTTTCCCCATACTCGCGTGAGTGGCTACCGGTGGCCTACTGGGCTCATGCTGCCAGGTGCAATGCTCCCTGTTCTGGGTGCTGCTGAGGGCTCAAAGACGGAAGCATAAAAGAGACTTCTACTGAATATAGCCCGCCCGCCTAGTGCGGGTTTTTTTTTGGACGTAAATACTTAGACAGGTATTATGCAGGCAACTAACTTACTGTATAGGTGTTGGTATGGAGGACGGACCTCACATCCCTGATATTTTAGAAGACACCTCACACTTTCATTCCGATGGGGTCGCTGCACGTATGCAAACTGATATTGGCGTACTTAAGTCTCGCCTGGAATACTTGGGTCATTCAATTGAAACGGTTAACGGTAAACTGGATTTGATTGTACAAATGCAAGTGCAACTGGTTCGCTTGCAGGAACAGTTTGAAGCCACCCGCAGCACCTTACATGAAGCGCAACGCGATGCTCGGGAAGTGACCACACGGGTCAGTCTGGTTGAGCACAGCATCAGTGATTTTAAATCAGCTGCCCGCGGTATTTTGGTTGTAGGCGTGGTGTTCTTTTCGTTTGTCCAGTGGTACGTGCTGGGGCAGATTGAACAAGTAAAGCATAACGTGGAAGGCATCCAAAAGAACACGGCACGCATTGACTTAATTGAGCAACTGTCCCTTACAAAGAAAGGGGAATAGGCCGCATGAGTATCTTCAAGCAGCTCACCGATATGGTAGGTGGCTCTTTATTCAAGGAAGTGAAAGAGACTGTGATGGCGTACTGGCCTCCAGAGATAGCCCCTGAGAAGCGCATGGAGATGCAGCTCAAGCTTGAGGAAGCAGAAACCAACAAGCGAGCTCAGTTGGCTGCAGCGATGGCGTCAGCCGAGCAAGCAGTCACTGACCGAGCAGCATTACTAGAAGGCAGTGCTCAAGATCTACGGGCCATTCCGATAGTCGGGCCACTGGTGTTGTTCCTACGTGGGCTGCAACGGCCTGTATGGGGATACGCTGTACTCTACGGTGATGGCATGTGGTTCATGGGTCAGTGGGAACTGAACCAGTCACAAGAGTCTGCGCTCTGGGTCATCAATGCCCTGGTGCTTGGTTTCCTGTTTGGTGAACGTGCCGTACAGAACCTTACCCCCTTCGTCACAGAAATGATGAAAGCCCGTAAGCAGTCTTCGTAACCCTTCACTCATTTCATTGAGTGGCGACCTGCAGTAAATGCAGCATCTTGTGGTGAGGGGATGAAGGGAAGGCAAAGACAAGTTCATCCCAGGGTTCCAGTTTTAGCTGACGTTTGAGTGCTTGAATGTAAGTGCGCTCCGGTTCCTCCACCTCAATGTGAGTGAACATGGCGCTGTACCCTTCACACCATTTCAGGGACGCTTTTACGTTGTCAGGTCCCCACTCTAAGACGGTCATCAAGTGGCGTTTGTCATAGACTGAAATCGCGTAAACCAAGGTGTCTGTCATGGGTACTCCTTTGGACCAATCGATGTGTTTTGGGGTGTTTTCCTGTGGTGCGGTGTTACCTAAGTTCATGAGTACATAAATAAGTACATAAATGGGCCTTATTACAAGCAAGCCCACGGCCTGTAAGGGCTGTAGCCAGCACCATGGTTCTCTCCGTCCGCACCATTTAACTGTTTCAGGTGATCCTGTAATGCCCTAGAAGCCCCGTAATCCGGGGCTTTTTCTTGTCTGTTAGTCCTACAAGGACAGGGATAGTCCTAGTAAGACCTCACGTTTTAAGTACACTGATGAGTACATGGAGCACTGTACTCACTGGAAATGTACTTATGGCACTCACAGACACCGCTATACGGGCCGCTAAGGCTGATCCCTCTAAGGCGTACAGCCTGACCGACATGGAAGGGTTGTCTCTCTACGTTGCCGTCAATGGCACTAAGAGCTGGCACTTCCGCTTCTACTGGCTAGGCAAGCAGCAGCGGTACGTGTTGGGCAAGTACCCGTTGATCTCACTGAAGGCTGCACGCAGCCTACGTGATGAGGCACGGGACAAGGTGGCACTGGGTGTTGACCCAAGGGTAAGTACACAAGCTGAACCTGATGTACTTACCTTTGAGGCATTGGCGAACCAATGGCATGAATTTAAGACGCCTCGACTGACCACTGGCCGCAAAGGCAGTGCTGTACAGAGTCGCAGTTACCTGGATAAAGACTTGATCCCGGTGTTGGGTGCGATTGCGGTCACCGCGGTGACCCGTCAAGACATTCTCAAAGCCGTGCGTAAGATCGAATCCCGTGGGGCTTTCAATGTGGCAGAGAAGTGCCGCACCTGGTTGCACCAGATCTTCCGCTACGCCATTGCTGAGGGACTGGTGGCGGTGAACCCTGCCACTGACTTGGACATTGTGGCGGCAGTGGCTCCCCCGGTGAAGCACAACCCTTACCTGCAGCAAGCAGAGCTGCCAGAGTTCTTGGTGAAGCTCAGGGGGGCAGGCTGTTTGTTCTTAACTGAGGCGGGTATCCGCCTGCTGTTACTGACAGGGGTACGCACACAGGAGTTACGGTTTGCTTCCCCCGATCAGTTCGACCTGGAGAATGCGCTCTGGAGTATTCCCCCAGATGTGGTGAAGCAGTTACGCAGCAGTGTGCGCACCAAGGACGGAACAATGCCGCCTTACTTGGTACCGCTGTCTACGCAAGCTGTGGAGCTGGTGAGGCGAGTGTTGCCGTTGAGTCGAGGCAAGTACTTACTGCCAGGGCGTAACGATCCAACCCGGCCTATGAGCGAGAACACCATTAATACAGCGATTAAGCGGTTGGGGTATGAGGACAGGTTAACCGGGCACGGTATCCGCGCCACGCTGTCCACGGCATTGAACGAGCAAGGGTATGAGCCGCGCTGGGTTGAGGCGCAGTTGTCACACACGGACCCTAACGCTGTCAAAGGTACCTATGACCACGCTAAGTACGTGGAGCAACGGCGCACGATGATGCAGGCGTGGGCCGATCAGTTGGATCAACTGGAGGCTACTGGTTTGCTGCATGTTGGGCCTTAATCCAATGCTGGATCTCAGATTCCAACCAGCGAGCTGTACGGGTACCCAATAAGGTAGCCTTGGGGAACTTACCGTCTTTGATACGGGTGTAGATCACACTCTTACTGATGGACGTGACTTGCGCCACTTCCCGTACGTTTAGGTAACGATCGATGTTAGACACAGGTCACCCCCATAAAGGGCTTTGTGGGTAGTGCCTATCCAGTCAGCTATCTGGTTTTCAGGGATATTGTCAGGAACACTATCAGTAGCGGTAACGTCCATTAGTGGCTCCTCCTCGCATAAAAGAGTCTTGAAGGGTGTGTGCGTTGCTGCCTATATTTCTTAGGTAAGTAAGCAAGGCTGTTTTTTCTACAGATGGTGAGATTAAGTTGAGGGTGTCTAACTCAGGCGCACAGGCCATAAGAAGTGAGTGGACACGGCTCACACTTTCTACTTGAACAGCGAATTCCCAATTGTTGAAAACACGGGGCTCAATGTGTAATTCAACCTCTATGCGACCTCGGGCTGTATTACAGTTAGGTACGCTAAGTGCGTAGGCACAGGTATTCCTACGATAGCCATGAGGGTTCATAGCACTGGGCTCCTGATCACTTGCCAGTTCTTACAATCCGCACACTGGATCACCCCCATACTCTGAAAGAACACACCGGTGCCTTTCTGCTTGTGTTTATGGTTACAGGTCATGGGTTGTTCCTGTTTACTGAAGTCACGCACGCGAGTGGCCCAGGGTTCTGGTAGTGGGGAAGTACGTTGCATCTCCCAGGCTTTAATCAGTTCTGCTTTACGGGTGCGGTTGAGGTCCATCACTTGATCCCAAGTGGCGTTCTCTTCATCTTCATCAAGCAGTGCAAATTGAACCAGCAGATCAATCTGTTCTTTGGCGTGCTTCAAGTTTGCATTGAGGGATGCCACAGAAGGGGATGCGGCCAGGCTGGCTAATAGATAGCTCACCCACACTTGGGCCATAGCAGTAGTCATTTGCATGAGGACTTCCTTTAGGGAATAAAAAACCACCCGAAGGTGGCTGGAGTAAAGAAACAGGGTTTAGCGAAATAAGGTTCTGGAGAACTTAGGTAAGTTAGCACTGATAATGCGGTCTAACTTGGTGGCGTAATCAATGGCGGCTTCACGGTCACATTCAATGATGTTACCTGGAAGTACCCAGCAGATCCCTTGCTTCGTTCGGGTGGACGGAAGTTCAGCAGAGCCGACAATAAGGTTGTCGTTGTATTCGCTGGGGGTTTGCATGGACAAGGCCTAAGTGTTGGAAGACATCAGGCCATAATATAGGAACATTCGCGTAAGTGTGTTGGTTTAATTGCTTGATTTAATAGGCAATCCGATCAACAAACTCTGAATGAAGTTGGGAAGTAAGTTGGTCATTAACAAAGCGGTCTAACCACTCAGCGCGATACCCTTTACGGTCGAGCAGTTGGTATTCAAACTCTTCTGGTTCTGGTGGTTCACAATCACCCATGCCTGAACCGTACACGCGCATAGGTGAACCGGTGGAGTAATAAGTAACTTCACACTTGCAGGGTATTCCCCCGACTCGGGTATTAAAGATCATGGTGAACCTCGGATTTGTTAAGTGAGTAACATGGCCTCAGAATCAAAGTATTAATTGGGGGTGACGTGTGCCGCAAAAAAATGAATCGCCGTGGGGTAACTTCTTGAAGGGACCTAAAGAAACGTACCAGGCAGCATTGGATAAGTTCGGCAAACTAAGGGAGATCCCTGAATATGCCACTAATCGCGCAGCCCAACTGTTTCCTAATGACGAAGGCAAAGAGAACGCTATGCGCCACTCTTTGTGGATGGGCAAAACTGCCCAAGAGTTGGGGGGTGGATTGGGTGCCGGTCTTGCTACTAAGTTAGCGGGGTATGGTTTTGAAGCATTAACCGCAGGTCCCCATGTTGCTGACAGGCTCATTAACGGAGACTACAAAGGGGCGCTTGCGGGTATTGAAGACAGTCGACAGGACTTAAACAACAACGCTGTGGGGATTAACAATGCCCGGTACACCAAAGACCCTAAACAGCTGGAGAATCATTTGAGGGGACTGGCTAATCGCGCTGTAGAAGCTTCCCCAGCATTTTACCAACCGAACCTCCCGTACCTGACACAAGCTGTAAAACGAACCAAGCAGTAGGGACCACCAGTAAAGCGGACACGATAACCATGCCGTCAAGGTAAAACAGGTTGTCTGTCCGCCAAGGAGCCAGGGGCTGCATTTCTGCATGTACCAGCATATCCAGAAGGATATGACTGATAGCCCCTAGCAGTGCTCCCAGTACCCAGCGCAGTGACATAAAGCCAAAGATCGCCACCATCAGGGCTACTGCCAGTGATCCCATAAAGCTATGGGTGGCAGGTCCATGGAGCTCTCTGCCTGATACCTCAAAGATAAAGTACAGGATGGCTTCTATATCCAGCCAAAGGCTGACCAGGATAAA